TTTAATATTTAAAGTTTAAAATTCATGTTCATCACATACTTGGTCGCAAGATGATTCGTGCTCGTTATTGCTGCACCATCCTACGCCGTAAACGTCTTCGTTATCAAACCAATGACAGTTACCGCAACATTTTTCATTCTTCTTCATCCTTACACCTCCTCCCAGTCTGTTGCGAGAATATCCTCAGAATCTTTGAAAACACAAGGAAAGAATTTTTCATCGCATACAGCTATGATAGTCTTAGAGACAATATAGATATAAGCTCCACATTCTTCCCAAATTACCCTTCTCACTTTCTTCCCCTCCTTCATTCTTCTCAGAGCCTCCGAGAAGTCAAATATTTCCTTCTTCATAGCTACTTGTTTTTATAAATTTCACATGTCCCCTCATAAATTGTGCTATTTGTATAGATGTCTTTATATTGCGAAATGGAAACCAATCCATTTGCCTTCATTCCCTTAAGAATTTCATCATACACACTTTCTATTGCTCTTCTCTTCAATTGCTCCATGCCAAATTTGTCACGGCAATAGTATTGCATTTCAAAATTTGACATTGTAACTCTTGAATGAAGCTTAACGACTTGTGGCTTTATGTATCTAACCTCTATCTTTGGCTTGATGCCTAGTTTGTCAGCTAGCCATTGTTTCCATTTCGGTTTTACATCTTCTCCATCCAAGCAAACAAGCAGGATGTAGATAAAACTCATACAAAGATATAAAATTCCTATATTCATACGCTATAATTCTTCTTTTTCAAATTCACTCTTTTGAACACGATAACAAACTTCTGCACCATAAGAACGTTTTACGCCTTTTAAGGGCATTAACTTTTCTAGAATATTATGTAACTTAGTGCCTTTTCTAACACTAATAGATATATAATCATATCCATAATTTGCTAGTAATGGCGAGTTGTTTGCCATATACACCTTGCCATTTTTACCAAGATTACTATGATTTCTTGCAGGCTGGTAGTACAGCCCGCTAGCCTTATGCTTGATTCTGTAAGGTTTTGCCATAACTACTTACTTTTAAGTTCTTCAATTCTTTTATCACAATTCTTTATCATTCGTCTGAAGAAATTTTTTCTCTTCTCCATGACGAAGATTCGGTCGTACTTACCAACATAATAATCTCCTGACAAGAGGTCATCAATGTGTATTCGTACAACGTCTTGCGACCAGTTATCTATAAATAGATAATAGGTTTCACGATTAGGGTGTACCATAAGGTACTCGTAGAAGTGGAAATTATCATTTTTAATAAATGTCACTCCGCAACCTTTTGTTAACTGACTTATGTCTTTTAATACTTCCATATCTATTTCTCCTTTGCTTTAACGTTATACACTCCATCAATGACCTCTACTTCATAACAATCGGGACAATAGTGTTTGCCATCTATCATTTCCCAATCAGAGTAGTCACCAATATCGACTTCTTTGTTGCTGAATAGTGCAGAGCAAGTATCTGTACCGCCAAATACTCCTCCGCATCTATCGCAAACAATCTGATACATTGTAATCGGTCTATACATAAGCTATTCTTCCTTCCCGTATAAAAGTTCAACACTCTTTCTTAGCACTGCCTCTATATGATCTCTTTCGAGGTCTCTAGGCTGTCTAAGAAGCCATTCTATATCTCCGTCTATCAATTCTTGATAGGCTTTCTTACATATTTGCATGCTCATATATATATCTTCCAATATTTACCAATTAAATAACCGATAACTCCACCCATAAAAGCTATAAATAGAACAACTATGGTAAGTATAACATAAAATCCAAACATAAGCTATTCTTCTTTAAGTTCTACCGGTTCATCGCTCCAAGACAATTCTCTTCCGATGAGCTTCTTAACGCTTCCATGCGGAAGAACCATTTTATCACCCCACCACTCTCCATGTTTCTCACATCTTTTTGGTTTGTTCCAAAAAGCTTTTTCTATACCATCATAATCAACGGCAAGCCATATACTATAATTTTTAGGTAGTGCCATAACAATATTATTTTAGATTAAACTGCTTTGATAAGAATGAATCATTCTTTATCAAGTTGATAATTTCTTCTTCTGTATGAATGCCTTTCCAAAACAGTTCGGTATGATCACCAACTCTGTCTTCATCTACAGAGAACGGAACACCATAATTTGTATAAACCTCTCCGTGATGTTTGATAACGTGGCGACCAGGATTCTTTCGGATATTATTTATCCAAGTTTCATTATCGCATTCGCACCATATCTCATACTCTGTCCCTGTCAGCGTTTTGTCAATACCAATAGGATAATGCCCGGAACACCCATTTGTTCCAAAGTAAATTATTTCTGCCATATTCTTTTCTTTCACCCTCTCCCTTTTACAGGAGAGGGTGGTTAGTTAATCTGTTGCAACTTCCCAATCTTCCGCAAACACATCAGATGAAGAAGGAACCCATGAATCAGCCCTACCATCCGGATTGATAATCAACATTTGGTTGGTATAATCAATGTGGGGATTCTCACGCTTCATCAGAATGTCCTTAGCAATCTGTGGCAATGACTGCATCTTAGGAATGATGTCACCAGTGATATGAGCAGGAACCTGCTTCACGATAAACAATCCCTTACCATTCCATCCCTTGCGTCTTACCGCAAGACCAGCCTTCAACAAGTTAATAGCTCCGCCGAAGTTAACAGATCCTACTTCACGATAGGCTTTCTCAAACACACTCTTTGGAGACCAAGACTTATATCCGTTATCATACTCTACTAAGTAGCCATCTTCCTCATCGGTTGCTGGCTTAATTTCTCTACCAAGCACTTTCTGTGCTTCTGTCATAGTCATGGGCTCTGCCATAATGACCTTTGTACCAATAAACTTTTTCATAATTACTTTATATTTATATCCCATAAGGGATGGTTACTTACTAAGGATGAGTAGGCATTTTCATCCAATGCGTTGGCATATTTGGCTTTGCAAACTGCTTATGGTATGCGTCCATTCCTGGAATACCTGAGACACCTTTGTAGTAGTCATCTCCTTCTTCATAGCAAGTATCATAGCAATCCTGCTCATTATTCCAAGTTGCAGATACAAAACCATCGTCTTGCATAAAACCTACTCGTGTTCCATTAGGATTAAAATCCTCATCAATCCACTTTTCATTAAAGGCAATCACCTCTTCTCCAAAAGGAATTTCTACTTCTGATACTTTATTCCATTCCATACTCTATAATTTAAATTTCACTAATTTGTTTCTTAATGCTCTCTATTTCTCCTTTTACTTCAAGACGTATGATGTTTTCATACTTTGTCAAAATATCTTTTATAGGAGACAAATCTTCAGAGCTACAGAGTTTATTATCTCCCCAACCATCCTGATTATGATAGTAAGAAAGATGAGTATCATTATTATCTAATATATGATATACCCTTTTTAATTCTTTTAATTTATTATCAAGAGAAATAACTTGTTGATATTGTTCTTCTGTCATATTATTCATATTTATGTCCTATAAGGACGGTTAGTTAAAGCTCATCAAACTCTTTATTAATGCTATTTAAAGCCCTTTTTATAGCATTCTTTATGTCGGCAGATTCTTTTGGCGCATACTTGTTTATATCTATTAGAGCACCCCCCAATCTGTTTTCATTAGCTTCCAGACCATTACAATATCTTTCGATAACTACTCCATAAGCTTCAATAAAATTGCTTAAATTGTTAGCTCTAGATAATTCTTCTTTTGTCATATTACTACTATTTATGCCCGAAGGCGGTTAAACTTCTTCTCTTTTAAGACAAGATTCGGTATATCCCGTCCAGATACAAACCCCACCTCTTGCCTTGCACCATCCATTATTTACTTGATGCTTACATTTCTGTTTCATATCATTATATTTTTAAGTTACTATCTATATGCAGGGCATATAATAAATGTTGGAGTTCGTGAACATAGGTAAACTCAAAACGGAAATAGTGATTACATTCATTTATATAGCTCCAATCTCTAAGATTTTCACATTGACAGATTTGTAAGTCACCATAAGTCATCCTATCAAGCTCAACCCATTTATCATCTAGTTCCTTGGAAAACTGATAGCCACGCTTTCCGCTGCCAACGTAAGACCAGCCTGTGGATTTATTCCATCCATTCTTCTCCAAAATTGCGGGCACAAGATTAATAGGAACAATATCCTTAACCCAAGCACAGCAGTCGCCTAAGAGATAGCCTTTATCTCCTAATTCCGCACCTTCGATGTTCTCTAAGCAGACAACACCTTTCAGTACTGTTCCATCATCTAACTTCAAAATTTTTGATGGGTCAGATGATGTTACTCTGTAAACGACATTCTGTGCTGTACCTAGTGGTACTCCATTTGTCATTACCAAATCTCCTGGAATATATTCTAACTTATCCATACGCTCTAATCTTTGCTATTAATGAGATCCTCATACTCACCTATCGTGATTTCCACGAAGTCTGGATTTTGCTTCTCAGCTCTAATACTATTATCGAAGTAAACGAAAATGCGGTCTTTGTGACGTAAAAGCTGGGTGATGGAGAATCGGTTGACGTACGGAACTTCGATATTCAGTTCCTTCAATATCTGGAAATGATGAGTAAAGGATTTATATGATGTAAGTACTGCTGCTATTGCCTTACCTTGCTTACTACGCTTGTTAGGCGCAATAGCTATATAGTAACCGTCCTCCATTTTTACACCGTCTATCTTCTTCCACACCTTCTTATCTAAGGTATCATAACGCTCAGAAAGAACCCATATAGCGGTAATCTCGTACACTCTTGTGAGAGTTCTGTTAGGCTGATAGCCCTGATATTTTTCAAACTCGAAGCCAACGGCTTCTTCCACTCTTTTCATGTAGGCTTTATGCTCTTCAAATTCAGCATCGAGAATACTCTTAATGTATTCGTAAGCCTTACTTCCCTGTTTTGCTTCGTACAACATACACTTTACTTTTTACAATGATTATACTTTTTGATAGCATCCTTCTTAGAAGCTGCCATAATCTTAACACCCTTGATGGTGAACTCATGCTGCGCCTTTGGCTGACACTTCTTTTTGTCAGAAGGAATGTTGCCATAGCCATTATTCGGTCTATGATATTCTATACCAAAAGGATTACCATAATAGCTGTCAGCAGATAAATATGCCATCTGCATTCTAGTCAAATTTATTAATATTTCGCTCATACACTTTACTTCTTTACTTCTTTAAAGATTACACTTTTATGGTCTGAACGTATTTTGATGCTACAAGGGTATTTACACCATACTTCGCAATAAAACATCTTACTATCAAAGAAGCACCCTTTGCAAGATTCTTTATCAGTCTCGGTAACTTCAAGAGTTACTCTTTCTCCAACTTTAAGCTCTTTCATATTACTTAATTAAAATATAAACACCTAATTCAATTCCTTTTATGGTACTCTCTAAAGTCCATGTTTCCGTAAAATGCTTACCATTGTAAGCGTGGCATTCTATATCTATTAGGTTACCATGTATAGACAGTACATCAAACTTCATTGGTTTTTGAAGTCCACTCCATTTTTGATAGAATTGGTCTCCTGCTTTCAAAACTATTTTCTCCATAATAAAACAAAGTTAATAGAATCAAGTAAACACTACTTCACTCTTTTAAATTGAACAGCCTTTCCGTCTTTTCTAGTGCTTGCGCTACAGTCAAAATCTCCGCAAACATTCTCATAGATATTGTTACATATCTCATCGAAAAAACAGCCATTACATTGTTCTTTCTCTGTCTCAACCACCTTCAAGACGATTTCTGAGCCTACAGGTAAATCTTCCATAATTACACTTCCTAATCGTTATTGCGTTTTAGTTTAAGTTGTCTCATTTTAGCCTTTACTGCACCAACAGATCGTCCTAGAGCCTTTGCAAGCTCTTCATCAGACATTTTATCGAAGTTGCGTGCCAGGAAGTTAACCTGGATGCCGTTCCAAGGAAGGAATGCGTTATTCTGGTGTTCTTCACCATGATAGTCAACGCCATTAAGCTTCAGTCCTTCGTCGGCAGCGTTGTCTATTCTTTCCGGATTGCATACCTTCATTGCAACCACCTGCAAAGCCCTGTAAATCTGACCGCCTTCCTTGAAGTATTCAGCATCCTTGTCCGGTATGAGAATCCTGGCAACCTCTCTCATCGAGGCATACATACCATACATAGACTGTATGAATTCTCCGCAAGGTCTTATGCTGCCGGAACTGATGCCACGTTCACTCATAACGTCATCAAACTTCGTACACATATCGTGCAGCATGATTGACAGGTTATAGGCTACGCATGCATACGCCTGAAGCTTGTGTTCCTTGATGTTATTTTTCAGAAGAATGTTGTCGGTCGTATAGAAGAGTCTCTGTATATCAATCTTCAGGTCTTCCTCCATGCTGTCCGTAATATCAAGCCAGAGTTCATACTGTGAAATCTCGGTAGTATACTTCTTGAATATTCCTATAAGAGTCTCAGAACGGGAGAATGCCTCCTTTATGCGATACTTAAGTTCATGCTTAAACAGGTCCTTCCTCTCACTGAGATTGTCGTGCAAGTCTTTGATTGCCGTCTGTGTGATTGTAGCGAGAGAACCGATAATGAGGTAATAGAGCGAAGTGATATGGTCTACGGTTTCCCTGTCCGGCTCCTTGTAGTTGATGAAGAATGCTCCTTTTGGTGTGAAATTATATGCCGACATTCCTACACCTCCTTCTTTACTGCCAATGCGCAGCTGATACAGAACAGCATCAGAAGCGAAAGGAAAATGTGTCCAACCATGAAGCAGATGAATCCGTAGCCTGCGATGAAAGCTGCAATAACGAGCAGGATCATCACTATTGTATGTTTGTATTTCTTCATATTTACTTTGATTTAATGTTTCCGTATGCAGCATAGAAGCTATCAAGCTGCTGTGTTACGTGAACTAACTTCTTGTTGTAACTATCTCGCTCTGCTCTAGCCTTAGAAATAAAGACGAAGCTAACGATGAATGATATTACTACCGTTATCACGATGAACAACCAAGGCAGCTTGTGAACTGCCTTATTGATTGCTCTTCCTATATTTCTTAGGATAACCCAAGAATAAACACCGATAAACACTACCGCTTGTTTTGTGGTTGCGTTCTCAATACGTTCTGTCTGCGTCATTTTGAAATGATTTTTGTTAATGATTATATGTGACAATCATACATCGTTAGAAGAGTGTCAGGAGGAAGTGATGCAAGAAGTCGTTTCACTTCTTCGTTCCATGCATCTTTGTCTTTTTCGTCTGATACTACTGCAAACCAACCCATTTTTCCACGCTCATACCATTTCCCATCCTTAACAACAGCGAATACTGATATTTCTTCTACATTGGATATATCCTTAATGCGAGCTTGGTCGCAACGACCTTCTGCCTTTAATTTTTTGAAATAGTTAATGCCTTCTCTTGAATAGAATGTAGGAGCAAATTCTGGATAGAATAATGGAGCATCCATTGATATATCCTTTAATTGAAGTCTTCCAGCATATCTGCCTCCCATTTGATACCAATCCCATTTGGCATCATTATTATAGGTGCGCCAAACGCTGCCGTCCTCATGTATCTCAATATCCTCGCTTCCTTCATCTATATCCATACGATAATATTTCACGGCATCCTCATACATCTGTTCGTCCGTCCAGTTAAGATGCTTTGGAAATTCGTTCTCGATATAATCTGCATGTTCCTTGCAACAATTGGCAAGATATGCATCTTTATCTTGTAGGAACACATCATAGTAATTCTTTTTGTATTCCTCAATCTCCTTACGTTTCTCGCTAATAAGCTGCTCTTTTGTCATATATAAATGCATAGGCAGCTCTAGATTTTCATCATACTTGGCGAGTTGTTTCTCTGGCTCATCGCCAATTACCAATGTTAAAAAATGACTCATATTTATCTATATATTAATTCGTTTTCAATTCTAAAATTTACTTGGTTCGGTTGCACCAGTTATCGGTAGATTTCCAATAACCAGCTAACCATATTTCTTTCTTGGATGCGTCAGGGTGCTCACTGAGCCATTCCTCTGCCATTTTACTTACGTCTGCCATTTTTGTCTCGTTTTGATTCTTTTTCAAGTTTTCTCTTTAGCTTTTCAAGAGGGGATTCTTTCGGATCAACACCCTTTAAGCGGCAATGTTCTTCGTAGGATATTGCATTCTTTTTTGATTCCTCATATTCTTTTTTCTGTTTCTCAGCTAACTTCTGAGAATCAATTTCAGCTCTCTTTTCATAAAGCTTACACATGTATTTTTCGAGAGCAATAAAAAGTTTTTGAGGATTTACCGTCTTTCCTACATAGATTTCTCCATACTCGCCCATAGAAAACTCGTAGAAGAATCTAGTAAGCTCACTAGGCGTAAGGTGATAGTATTCTTGTCTGATACGTTGAGCAATCGCCTTGAACTGGTAAGGAGTAGTCGAATCAATAGCACCAATAACCATAAACAAGTCAATGAGCATTATCTTAATCCAAAACTCGCTTGCACCATCTTTGAAGTACTTATCAATACTAACAAACGACATACCGCCTCTAGCTACAGAATCATATACAGATGTAATTGCATCTGTTCGATTTTGCAGGGTAGGATATTTGTCCAGGAATAGCGCATATTGTCCGCCGTATTTTTCCACCGCTTGCTTGCATTCAGTCGGCAAGGATTGAACTAATTTTGTTGAAAGTTCGTTGCTGTTGTTCATAACTGTTTACACCATTGTTTTTAGGAGCGTACAACCCGGAATAGTTGTTTCCCATAGAATGCTCAACGATAACCTTTGCGTATTCTGGATTTCCGTTCGACATCTTTAAAAGCTTCTTTTTAAGAGCCGCAAGACCACGAGGTTGATACTTCTGACGTTTCTCTTTCTTGTATGCAAGCCACATATCGAGAGCTTCTTGACATGGGTAAATCTCCTCCTGTTGCACTTCTTCCTCAAAGTCGGATAAATCTTTGCCTAACGAGAACGCAGCGCCCATGCAAAAGATTTTCTGCTTTTCCAAGTCATTCGGGAATAGCTCGCCTGACTTCTGACGTATATTAATTGGTAACATCATAAGCTTATTGTATGTAATTTTGTTGTCTTTCTATATCATGTTGGATATGAAGTAGTGCGATATATTCATCAGAATCAGGAAAATCAAATCCAGCTTCCTCTTTTGCCCACGATTTGAAATCAGAAATTGATTTGCTCATTTCGTCTTTCGTAAGGTCAGCAGAAGAACGAAGATACTTATAGCATTCTCCTGTTAATTTATCAATCCCTTCTCTAAGGAATATATCTTTGTTCACTAACAGCTTATAGTAATGCGTCTTAACTTCGTCTAGAGTGTAGCCGTATTGGAGACCGAATGCAGATAGGAGCAAATGAAGATAGGCATTCTGCTTCAAAGAACGTCCACGTTTTTCTTTCAGCTCTACCATCGCGCCTTTGTTCTCCAACTCGGCTACTTTTTTCCTAAACGTTTCAAGTTCAAACACATTTTTCAGGTTGAACCACATAAGCGTTGAATGCTCGTTTGATTAATTTTGCGCTAGAAGGGAAGGTCATCAGAGTTCCCTCGTTGCTGTGCTTGCTGCTGTGCTGACTGCTGTTCAGGTGGAAACAGATTTTGCTGATTCGTCGGGTTTGCCACGCCAGCAGCATTAGCAGAACTTGCCATAGCTTGTTGTGACACCTTAGTAACATTCCAGGCACGGATGCTGTTGAACCAACGGCCCTGATACTCGTGAGCATCAATATCGAAAGAAACTAGGATTTCCTCACCACTATGAATGTTGAACTGAGCCAGACGGTCTGCTCCGAAAACATCAAAGGCCATCTTCTTAGGATATTGCTCTTGTGTTTCTATCACATAAGTCTGAGACTTCCACTCACCTCTTGCAGAAACGCCGCTTCTTTCAGGTAAAACGGCAATAACTTTTCCTTGAATTTCCATTATTTTTTATTTAAAGAATTTTGTAAAACCAAATCGGCCAGCTCGTCAAAATAAGCTGCATCCTTGATAGCGGAGTCCTGTTCGCCCGTAACCTTTGATGCTATTGAGCCTTTCTGCATAATCAAGCTATAAAGATAGCCGTCGATGGTATTTGCACCCATGAGAATCCACGATGTAACCGCATTCTTCTGACCGTTACGATAGGCACGGCATTCACACTGCGACAAGTCTGCCATCGTCCACGGGAGTTCGACGAACACCACGTTGGAAGAAGCCGTAAGCGTAAGACCTACGCCGGCTGCCTTGATGGAGCAGATGATGATTCTCTTTTTCCTAGCCTGAAAAGAATCAATAGCCCATTGTTTCTGCTGCTGACTATCAGAGCCGGTTACGGTGCAAACCTCATCCGGGAACTCTTTCTTGATTGCACTAACGACATCACGATGCTCGGCGAACACGATTATCTGCTCTTCGGTATCATGAAGAAACTCTATCGTCGCCTTCATCTTCCCTCGCCCGGATATCGAGCGAAGGTTCATAAATCTGACAAGAGCCTTCATTCTCAGCTTTTTCCTAGCCTCTTCCTCGGAGCAGCTCTTGTATTCGAGAAGAAACGTGAGCAGGTCTTTCTGACAGGTATCGTACTCTTCCTGCGTTTCAGTGTCGAGGGCGACACTGATGGTCGTTCTGGTCAGATCCGGCAAATCCTTAAGAACATCTTTCTTTTCTCTGCGGAAGTAGCACGTTTCGTGTATCTTCCGGTTAAGCTCTTCAAGATTCTCGTTCTCACCGTACCTGTTACAAAACTCGCCAAACCCTCCGAACTCGTCGTTCAGACGACCGAGGATAGCAAGCTGGCAGGCCAGGTCCGTTGCGTGATTGACAACGGGCGTACCTGTAAGCTCATAGATATACTCCTTACCCTGGCACAGTCCCATGATGATTTTAGACTGCCTTGTTGATGGATCCTTGACTCTTGCAGACTCGTCGATAATCACAGACTTGATAATCTTCAGTTCATCACGAAACAGGAAGTTTTTCAGCCGTAACGGTTTCGGACCGAGGCTTACGACGAAGTATTTTGCAAGCGACTCGTAATTGCATATCACTACATCATACAGGTTCATCTTAGTAAGATGATATCCATATGTCGCATTGACGGAATCGGTAAGAATGAGAGGCCGGAGGTTCGTAAACTTCTTTATCTCTCGTTCCCAATTAACCTTAAGTGCAGCAGGGCAAACAACAAGGCAGGGAGTTGCCTTTGCACGTTCAATGGCGACGATAGACTGAACCGTCTTACCGGTTCCCATGTCATCGCCATTGATACAGCGTTTCATGGCAAGCTCCATGCGCACACCTTCTTCTTGATAATCGTATAATTTCGGTTTATCTGACATAATATAAGTTATAATAAACACCACATGCGGAAAGCCCATTCAAGAGCCTTCTCCCTACCACGCAGGTATAGCTCATCACCACGCTCAATCTTCTTATAGAATACTTTCTTCTTGGTCTTGGAGACCGCAAAGATAAAGTCCTGATTTCCGTATCTTGAGTCGATGCTGTGCGTAAGGTCCATATACCATGCACGGCTTCTATCCCAATCGACGAAATCGATCTGAGCCTCAAATTGCTCCTGTGACGTAGCTGCGGTGGTCTTCAAATCACCGCCGAACTCGCCGAGCCACCAGTCGAACTTGCAGCGTACCGGAAGTTCGAACTCGAAGCCCTGGTATTCCATCTTCATATGCGGATTGATGAATGTTTTCTGACCGACCGCATTCTTCAGGACGAAATCAAGGAACCTATCCTTCGTTGCCTGTTTCTTCAGAACAGCAAGCCGGTCTAGCCCCCATTTCCAATCCTTCTCCGTATATTTCTCGTCATCGACCGTCATGGCGTAATGATTGCACTTTTCCGGTTCTGTAACGAGAGCGTCAACGAGAGTTCCGAGATGGAAAGCCTTTCTCTTATCCTCTTCCTTTACGAAGTTGAGCTGCGGGTTCAGGGCAAATTTCAACGCAGTGAGGTCCGAATTGGAGACCTCACCACGAGAATAATAAGGGTCAAACGGTTGTTCCGCCATATTACTTAGCCGTTACCTCATCCTCATATTTAATATAAGGAGAAACGATATACTCTTCTTCGCTGTTTGCGTGTTTCTCGCAAGCCTTGCGCATGAATTCCAACTTAGAAGCAAGTTTGTCTGGAGCCATCTTGGAGCCTTCAATCGTCCACCACTGCTGAATAATGTCGAGCCAAGCATTCTTGTCAGTAACAACAAGACGTTTCGTTACCTTGATTTTCTGCTTACCGGTTTCTCCAACGGAAGTCTGGGCAAAGAGCGACTGAGCCTGTGCGGTAGCGTGCTGGGCTGCATTTTCTGCATCACGCTTCTCCTGCTCAGCCGCAAGCTTTCTCTGCTGCTCTTCCTTAGCAGCCTCATCAGCCTTACGGATAGCTTCTTCCTTAGCCTTGCGTTCAGCCTCAGCAACGGCAGCTTCTGCTTCCTTACGTTTGCACTCTTCCTCAGCAGCCTTCAGCTCGGCTTCCTTTGCCTTGCGTTCAGCCTCGGCAGCTTTCCGCTCTGCCTCCTTGCGCTTGCGCTCCTCCTCGTCCTTGATACGCTGAATCTCCTCCTGCTTCTTGCGCTCTTCCTCAGCAGCCTTACGTGCTTCCTCCTCTTTGCGCTTACGCTCCTCTTCAGCCTTGCGAGCTTCCTCCTCTTTGCGCTTACGCTCCTCTTCTGCCTTCTTGATTTCAAGAAGTTCAGCAATCTTAGAATCAAACTTCATAAGAAGCTCATCACGTGTAGCATTTACGGTCTGCTTATAAGATGCAAGCAACGATGCGGAAATCTCCTTGTATGCGCCGTTCATAATATCCTTTGCATCATTTTCCTCAATTTCGGAAGAGTATGAAGGCTTGTTATTAACGAACAGATGTCCGAGGTCAAGAACATCAGAACACTCTGTAATACGTTTCTTAACTTCATCCTTGTTGTCAAGGGTGAGAAGAGAGAACGTGTTATTAAGTGAGTTGATAGCAGCAGAAGAATGCTCTGTGAGGAGATTGTTCAAGATATCAATCGTATCAGTCTTCAGCTTAATCTTGGCCTCCTTGATGCGCTCCTGGCGCAGGCGTTCCTGCTCAGCCTTACGCTGCTGTTCAAGCTTGTATGCCGCATACTCGTTGCGCTTCTCCTGAATCTTATAGACAACAGAATCGGTGTTTTTGATAGAGATAAGGTTCTCCATCATAGTAAAACCCTTACGGACAATATCGAACACTTGGGTAACACCCTTACGTTTCTCCGTCATTGCTTTCTCTGTCAGTTTAGCTTTCTTGATAAACTCAGCGGCTCTCTCGTCAAGAGCATCGTTCATTCCGGAAACGCCAATATCAAACAACAGAGACTCACCTGCATTCACACATGCCTCATAAGATTTCCTGTTGGCTTGCACCGCATTTTCCGTATCAGATTTTAGCGTTGCAATCTGTCTTGTAATATTGTTGGCTTGTTGTTGTACCAACTGCAATTCTGTATTTTCTGCCATATATAACAATTTTAAAATGGTGAATCACTATCAACCTTTACCTTTACACCTTTATCTTCCGGTGCGGCATCACCAGTACCAAAGGCTTCCTGAGCCGGTTTCTGCTGAGTCTGCATGTCGATATCGGCCTGCAAAAGAGCGCCCAGACCAACCTTCAGTTTAGGATAGCCCTTGAACGCATGCTTGCATGTCTTCGAGATAAGGAAGCCTGTGTCGATATCTCTGAAATACGTTCTACCATCGTTCCCGACATAGTTTCCGCCGTAAAGAGCGTTGGCTTTGTGGTCTTTACCTCCGAACTTCTCCGAATACGTACGGAGACGGTCGATACCTTCGCGGTCAAGAACGAAGTAATCGTAGGCATTGTTCGGAAGAATAATCTTCACGTAACAAGCAACGATGTATGAATTTTCAGGTCGAGGATAAGTCTTTGCGTAATCAACGTACTTATGACCGTCTCGCTCACCGAAACGAAAATCGTCACAATTGTAAACTACTACAGGATTGTCACAACGAACAATCTGACCGGCTCGCTGGCGAAGGAGGATTTCTCCATATCCTGTATAGGTGATCTTGGCCGTATAATTCGTTTGCCGGGTATTCTTGTCGTAGTTGCTGTAGCCCATGAGGTAGCAGAGTGTCGTAGTTCCCTTTTCGAGAGACAAGCCGTTAATTGCCAGGTTCATGAAGGCATCGTGAATATTCAATGATGGAGCCTTTTCAAGATAGCCCTTGAACGAGCCATTGAGAAGTTCTTCGTTGAAGAATGCCTTCTGCTCTTCGAAGAATACTTCTCCGCCCTCTCCGAACTTCTGATTGTACACCTCGATGAATCTGTCTCTTGCCAAATCGCAAATCTGATTATGAGGCGTTTTGTTTAACTGCTCTATATCCATTTGTATAGAATTAAAAATTAATGTACCCTATCTAAATACCTGAAGTAAGTTTCCACCGTCACGCTTTCGCCCTTTTCATTAAGGCGTTCATAATGAAGTGGAACCTTACCGAGTTTTCTACCCTCACCTTCAATGTAGTTGAGGTATGCCGCCTTTCGGGCCAGCTGTACCGACTTGCTTCGTGGAAGTTCCATGATGCACGCATGCACCTTACGCAAGTCAAGTACAGCAAAGGCCATCTTGGCGGGCATTTTTGCTATTCTGTTATCCATTTCTGTCATTACACTTCCATAATAGGAATCTCAGGACAGAGCTTACGAATCTTGTCAAGCTCCGTATTGATGATCTTGTCGCGGGATTCTTCGATGATACATTCTGCATCAGCAGAGATAAGCGTCAGTAATGCCATGTTGCCTTCGACGTGAGCGATAGTCTCGATTGAAAGCTTCTCAGGCTCTGCGCCCTTGAAAATAGGAATATTGATAGTGAACGATGGAGGAAGATTAGAGTCTACAGCCTTCTCATAGTTGTCAGTCACGGAACCATTGTCGCTGTATTCCTTCTTGATTGTTGTCTGAACCTTCGCCGAGAAGCTCTTGAGGAGATTGACGAGTTCCATGTTCTTCTCCTTCGTCTCGAAGAAAGAACGGTTGAGTCGGAAGAAGTCACCAAGCTGTACCGGTTTCCACAACTGACCGTCATTGATATGGAATCCCGCAAACTGACGAGACAGCTGAATAGAGCCGATGATTGTCTGTGTAGTGCGCTCATCATTCTCGTTTGTAACAAGAGTAACAACGAGCTTCTCTCGATTAACCAGGATATGCGTATGTTCCTTGTCAATCTGCTCTGTACCCCAACGCTTTTCGAGGAAAGCATAGATACAGGTAATGACGCCGTTCACCTGAAGATTAAGAGGCTCCTTTGCAGGAAGCTTATAAGGGTTCTCGTTACCTACCTCACGGAGAACAATCTCCGCATGATCCTGTCCAGGAGCGAGGTCTATCTGCAATTTTTCATTGTCCATTTTACAAAATATTTTAGAATTTAGAAACTATGTGAAAGCAGACTACATAGCCTGCTTGTCACGATTAAGTGAGTATACATTGCTAGGGAGTTCGTCACGTGTTGCCGGACGAGAAGAAACAAGATTCCCCTCCTTGTCATAGAAGGCAGTCATCCTTGCTTCACGGTCAACGAACTTGTAAACCTTCTCGTTAACCATGCTACCCTTCTGCTTGATTTCCTTAAGGAGAGAAGAAATCTCCTCCTTGATAGGCTTCAGCTCTGCCTTTTTCTGCTCACGGAAATCCTTGATTTCCTCCTCGATGTCAGATGCACGTGCAGACTGAAGAGCGAACAGGTCCTTCTTCTTCATCAGCTCATCAGAGTTGAATCGCTTGATGAACTCCATCTTTTCGACGGAATCAGCGTTGTTGGCGAGGAAGTCCTCACGCTCCTCCAGGTCCTCATACTCATGACCGAGGGTTGCTGCAATAGTTGCTTTTTCTTTTGCCATTGTTATATGAATTAATGTGTTAATACTCGGCGCCAGCGTCCACGCTTAAATTTCTTGTCCGCGTGAATTCCGAACAATTCTGGTGTTGTTACGCCATTCATCAACGGAAGCACATTGCCCTTCTTCAAAATACTTTCGAAATGTGAAGAAGTGACAGGAGCGTGGCAGATGATGTTCTTCTTAACATCATACAAGTTGCCGTACTTTGATACTACGCCCATTACTCGTCCTCCTCCATTACTTTCAACAACTCACGGATACATTCAGCGCTAGCCATCTTTCCGCTTTTTTGTTCCTCCAGGAGTTCATCGAGCTTCTTCATCTTAGCGAGGAAAGCATCCTTCTTGTCATTAAGCGCTTTGAGACGCTTGGTGATTTTCAGTTCCTGGTTGTCACAGAGGATGACGTCCAATGCGATGCCGGCGAAAAGGTTCGTATTATTCTCCTTCTTGCCTTCATCATCAATCTCGTCGATATCACGAGTAAACTGGTTTTTGCCGTCGATAACCTTCTTAAGCTCATTGAACTCATGAGGAGTCTTCGAGATGTCGAATGCTCTGTCAATAAGAGCAAGCTTGTCAATTACTACACTGACGATAATTTTGTCTTTGTTGTCCATAATTTAAAATATTTAGAATTAAACTACTAGTCTTCCTTATCCCAACCAAGGAGATGTACGACGAATGCGCATGCTGCGAACATAGCTACCGTGGCTACGAGACTATTGAAAATGATAACCATATCTTTTAGATTTTACACCTTATTATATTATATAGCAGTCGGACGGTGGATAATCAACGATTTTCCACTCGTTCTTCTTTATCTTGATAGCCTTACGGAATATCACAACAGACTCGCCGTTATGACGTTTCCTATTGTGGGCGATAAGTCTTGCCACCACAGCCTTTGTTGTAATCGAGAACTCTCTGAGCTTTGAGGTATAGAGGCTCTTGACATCACATATCACAATCTTCTCGCCTTCCCGGTAAACGAAGTCGGCAGTATAGTTATGCCCGTAAAGCAGTGACCTTCTCTCATACTTGACCTTAGTTTTAAGCTGCTTTGGTTTCAGCATCCATACCGGGTTGATGGCCGTGATGGTTACCTGTCTGTGTATGCAGCTTATACCAGGATCATCGAGGATGGTCTGCAAGTACAGATACTCCTCTCTTGAATCGTATTCGTTCCCGTCAGGAGCGTAATACTTCTTTGAACCTACGCGTCCCATGTCTTGCCGGCCTCCGCTCCGGGATTTTTGGAAAGCATATTGATAGCATCAGAGCCATACCTCTGCCACATTTTGTTACCCCACTGAATAATATATTCACCCTTTCTGGCTTCAAGTCTACCATCCGTATATTTCGGTTTAATGCGAACAATAATGTCCTTTCCGTTCTGTTCTACGTTTTCAACGCATTCCAGATTTCGAAGAGCATTAATGTTTTCCTTACTGATTCTTATTATGTTTATAACTTTCATCTATAGTAAAACCTCTCCGTTTAGCCAACCACGCAAGGCAGGAGAGGTGATTGCACGTGGTTATTGTGAGATGGAGTAGAAGTCAATGTTAAAGGGAGGAGGGACAATAGACACCCTCACTCCCAAAGATAATCAAAAACTGTAAATTTATGGCACTCACAATTAAGTGAGCCACATGCAGGACTCGAACCTGCGACCTGTCGGTATCTTGGACTGCTCTGACCAACTGAGCTAATGTGGCTTGTACCTCCTACTTTCACAAGCAAGAGGATATTAATACTCAAATTAAAATATAAATGACTTATAAGAAAAAGTGCCGACCTCTGTCAGCTAATGAAAAAATATTTTTTGAAATTTACCTACTTGGGAAGCCCAGGGGAGACTCCAACTCCCAACCTCGCGGAAAGTACCACGGCTCTATGCAGTTGAGCTACTGGGCGACACATAAGTTAACCAATCAAAATTCTTGAAAAATGAAAGAAAATTGGGAAGAGAGGATGGATTCGCACCATCGACCTCCAAGGACACTTCCCCTGGCGCTCTACTACTGAGCTACTCTCCTCAGAAATAAAAAATAATTCCTTCTAAAAGAAATAGACGTACCCTATCTTCCCAGGCCAGATACGCAAGAAACAATCTTTTCACATATAAACAATTTAGAGCTTTAAAAATAAACATTTGTGGCAGGTACAGAACTCGAATCTGTGACCTCTAGGTCATGAACCTAGCGAGCTACCAACTGCTCCAACCTGCGATGTATGCAGCCTATCTTCACAGACGAGCTGCATTTTTAATTGAATTAATTTGAATATGAAATACAATGAATTACTTTTTGGAGGCTAGGGCTCAACGAAGAACCTCTTGCGATGATAAGATCGGTATCATTTTGTTATCGCCGTGCATCAGTTACACTACTAACCTCTTGATTATATTTTATGAATGAGCAATTCTCACTTCATTTGGATTTACCAGACTGCAACGTTTTCGGCAGTGCTTGCACCGACAATTCTTCGTTCCGGTGTAGTCCGTCTGCTTACTTGATGCAGATTAGCTGGATTTTCGTATGTCGTGCGTCCTTTCGCCAGGTCACGGCATCCATTGATGCTCTCCAGTTACTTCTTTTACACGCATACTATTTCTGTGCATCAACATGTCAAAGAACTATCTTCCATGTCCGCTCAATGAAACTCTCATCTGACGCAAGATTGTCGCTGCCCGAACGACCTACTTTATAAGGTATAAGGACTTACCTTTGCGCCGTCAGAGAGGAATTCAACTACTAAACGGAACTAAAAAAAAGAGTGTGACTGAGGCGAGGCTCAAACTCGCGACCCGGTGATTAGGAATCAACCTGCTCTATTCAACTGAGCTACTCAGTCTGGTTTGGGGCGAAAGAAGCTAAACGAACAGACATCGCCCCAAAGTGTCTACCGCTGTAGACGTAAACAAAATAACTAACAACATGCTCTCACGAGCAAATGAAACAAACCTATAACTTTAACCATACCAATATTCATCTTATTTCCAATGCTAGCAGATGATCCTATTCTTTTCTACCATCTTTCGCACATCAGAGACCTTATAGAATATGGTGTTTCGCACCTTATAGTAAGGCAGAACACCCGATTCTCTCAAATCTTTTATGTATTCCTTGCTAACACCGCCAAGGTATGCCAGGATTGTCTTATTGGTCAGGAATTCCTGGTCTACTTCCTTCAACGAGATTATTTTCTCCACCACGTCGATACCGACCTTGCTTCGGTTCTTTCCTACCATAGGTTTAATCTTTAACGGATTCTTTTTCTATAGTAGGTATAATGCCATGTTTCTTTAGCTCATTATACAAGAACAATCTTCCTTTCTGAGTCCACTTTGTATGCATTACTGAACCTACACTACCATCACGGTGAGTGATAGAAACTGTTTCTGACTGGACATAGCCACAAGGGAGATACTTTGCGTAGAGAATCCACTGACCACCAACTTTATGCTGAACGCCGAAGTTTCTCAGCAAGATGTTGAACGCTTTTGCTGATTGACCGTAGTCCTGAGCAATCTGTGTCGTCGTAACGGTCTCCTTGCACGAAAGGATTGTATCAACATAGCTAACCTTTGGCTGCATCTCGGTAATTGTGGCCGAGAGCTGTACAATCTCTTTATTCTTCGATTCTAGAGCAAGCTGTTGTTGCTCTATCTTCTCCTGCTGCTTTGCTGCAAGCATAAGGGCCTCGGAGAAAGACTGAGGTACTTGATACTGCTCCAGGTGATTCTTCTTCTCAAGTTCTTCAAGCTTATTTATGATTTTCTCACGGAGCAAAGCGTCATAGCCGCTCGCCAAAATCAAGCAACCCTTTGGCGTTAGCTCAAACATTGGCCTCACCTCTCCTTTTTTATCTTTATAACGAACCAATCCAAAGTTGGATCCGTTAACTCCCTGCTCTATCAATGAGCGAATATCACGCATCACATGAGCATGCTTTTTCCCGGTTATCTCTGCAATTTCTAGAGATGTCATTGTATCGGTTCTTCCGAGTTTTATGATTTCCTCCATACTTTAATCTTTTAAAGTTTACTACTCAACCGGAACAGCGGTGATAATCGCTGTATGGTTCTTGTAATCTGCCGAGGTTGAGTACTTAAGCACTCCTTTAGGCAAATCTTCGTATTGAGCAAGCTGATAGGCGTATGTTACTGCCGACCGAACTGCTTTTGCGGACTCAAGCAGAAAGATTTCAAATTTTCCTGGTTTGATGCCCAATATGTCCTGTTTTGTTATTCTTGCAACTTTTTTCATCTTTGTTACTTAAATAATTCATTAAAAATTTGGAGGAATGCGAAAAAAGTCGTATATTTGCAGTGTCAATGTAAAGTACGTACTTTCGGTAGCACAAGCCTCCGTTTGTAACGGCTTTGTTGGTTACTCGACCGTCAACGAGTGCAAAGGTACAAAAACTTCGGTAAAGTACCTAATGTTTCGGTAAAATACTTCGGTATATTACCGAATTTTAACGTTTCGAGTCGATTTAGTTGCGTATATAAAACTAAGAAGCATTATGGGAACATTAAATTCGGTACAAGAAAGGTTAGATTACCTCATCAAGATTAAGAAGATGAGCGAGAATGCCTTCATGAAGGCTACAGGAACAAACAACATCGGCAAGATGAGAAGCGGGAAGCTGTCAATATCCGAGGGAACGATTAGTAAAATATGCAATTCTCTTGGGGTTAGCTATAGCTGGCTAAAGTATGGAAGCGGTAGTATGAATGGAAATATGGTAATTCAGCTAGGCGAAACGCATCAGAAGATAGAAGAGTCCATCAACGAGGCGTTTAAGCACGGCATACCGATGGCGCAGCTGATAAATGCCGGGAACGTTGGTGACAATAGCCAAAACATAACTACGGGAACGGAACGGGCCAAGGAGCGTGAAGAGGAGTCGTTCAAAGACAAGAATGCCCAGCTCATTCAGATCATCAATGCACAGAACGAGACTATCAAGTCTAAGGACAGTGAGATTCGTCTTCTCAGGAAGATTCTTGCTGATAACGGAATCGAAGTATAACATTATAATATATAAGGATTATGAAGAAGGTATTATTAGCAGCAATGATACTTCTTGCAGGAGCATCATTCACATCATGCAGCAGTAGCGATGATGACGGAACAATTCCTGGAGCAGAGAAGCCAAACTACAAGATTCACGACAACAATATTGTCGGAGTATGGAGAGGAGGCAACTACTACTTTGTTTCATTCTCGTCTGACAAGCACAACGCTTCTCTTATCTCAAACAAGTTTCTTGATGAAGGAGATTATAGCATCAAAGGGGACACGATTACCGTAAGCAACAAGTACTTCGGCAACGAAACGAAATATGTTGTGAACAGCTTAAGCTCAAACAAGCTTTCTATGACCATTACATATAACGACAGATGGGAAGGAAAGAAAACAGAAACCATAAGCTTCACCAAGTCTGAAGACGAACCATGCACAAAGACTAATGATTTGGTCGGCAAGTCATACTATGCTCAGTATTCAGTAAGTCACGGAAGTCAGCACTGGAACAAGACATTCCTGACATACAACACCATATCATGCACGAGAAGCGATGCTGCCAGCTCTACTCCATCCACATTCTACTATGTATATATGAAGCCAACGCTTTACTTCTATGTAATAAGGAGCAATGAATTCTACTACGATACCGTAAGATGCGGCAGAGTTGAGTTCAATTCAAACAACCAAATTGATGGCATGGGTACGCTTTATGGTGATAAGCTATACTAAACGTATTTGTCAGCAATATGCAAGTAACAGAAAACAAGAATTTATAAATAATTGATAATAAGGGACTTATAAAATTAAGATGATTACAGTACAAAATTGGGCATCCTAACTCTGTAAGTCTCTGTGTATCAGCAATAGTAGTAAAATAACAATCCTTTTATTTTACATAAAAATGCCACAAAAAGGTAATTTAAGGTAATCCGAGGTTACTTTTTGCAAGTAATATGCAAGTGTGGTTTACCTGTAGATTGAAGGATTACAAAAGAAATCATCACTATGAAGGTATATGTAGAGTCAAAGACAAACAAGGTATTTTTCTCAGTAACCCACATGACAAAGAGGTTCTATGTCTACACCGGGTTGCAGACAACCGAGAAGTTCACCGGCATGATGTTTCCGAAGTCAGACAAGTCAGCAAAAGCGAAGACGAGAAGACTTGCGGAGCTGTATGCCAAGTGTGAGAGCTATATCCTTGACCATCATGACGAGTCGCCGGATATGATGAAGGAACATCTGAAGGAGATTTGTACGGGAGCAAAGAAAGAAGACAAGTCTCCGTTCCTCAGTTTCATGAAGGCATTCGCTGAGACAAGAGAGAGGCCGAATACCAGGAGAAGCTATGAGAGAACCTACCGATGCGTAGAGGCATACGACGGTAAGTGCAGTTTCAACACAATAACCAAGGACTGGCTTGAAGGGTTCATCAGGCATGAGATGGATAAGGGAAGGAAGACCAACGGCATCTCGAACGACATAACACACATCAAGGCAGTCTTCAAGAAGGCCATCGATGATGGTAAGACGCAGAACTTTCCGTTCCACTATATCAAGCTCAAAAAGGAGGAAACAAGGAAGCGCTGCCTGTCACTGGAGCAGATGAGAGAACTAAGGGATGCCAAATTACACGGCAAGCAGGCCCTGTACCGAGATTTCTTCATGTTGGGGTTCTACCTCATAGGCATCAATGTTTCGGACCTCCTGACGCTGAAGAAGGAGGATTTCCGCAATGGTAGGATAAGCTACTACCGAAACAAGACAGGTAGATTGTACGACATTAAGGTGGAGCCAGAGGCTATGGAGATAATAAGCAGATACCGCAGCAGAAAGCCGCAGTACCTGCTCAGGTTCTTCGAAGATGCAGGAACTTTCGACGTGGACCACTTCACGAACAATATGAACCGTACGCTGAGAAGAATTGGCCCGAAGGATCCTAAGGATGCGAGAAAGGCATCGCCTCACCCTATCGACAGCAAGATGTCAACGTACTACAACAGGCATAGCTGGGCGACGTTTGCGTCAGAGATAGGTATTTCACTCGAAACAATCGGTCGAGCACTGGGCCACTCCGTATGGGAGAAGACGGTTACAGCCATCTATGTCAAATACGACAACAAGGCAGTTGACGAGGCGAACAGAAAAGTCATCGACTATCTGAACGGTTAACAAAGAAAATCCCCACGCCATCGGAACATGACGTGGGGAAAGTTGTTTTATGACAAGTATCTATTTGTAGAATTCGCCAAGTTCCTTGTCAAGTTCAACGATTTTATCGGAAATCTCAGATTCCTCCTTCTCTTCATGATTCATCGCATCAACAAGTTGTCTCGATGTTATCTTGCGCTTGCAGTAATTGACCTTGGCGCGTTCGCATTTCCATCTTTCCCTCCACAGCTTCATCAGTAGTGTATAGAGGTTTACGAGCTTGCTCTTTTTGGCAATCTCTAGATGATCACTCTCCGCATCATTCAGCTTTTCCTTTGTCTCTATCAGCTCTATTTGAAGCTTCTCGTTGCAGCGTTTGGTGTAGCAGACTTCAGAAATGAGGAAAGTTATGATGAAGCAATCTGCAAATGTATTCCAAAACCCAAGGAACGCCTCCGCAATACAGACGCAAGTCCCGAGGATGATGCACACGACTAAGATATCGATGCGGTCGAAAATCATTTTTAGTCTTTCTTTCATACGCTACAAATCGTTTTTATAATTATTGGTTACAATCCAGGAGCTCATTACAATATTGAATATAAGCAAGATAATAATGATCGCCCAGTACTGTACGTCGGTAAGTTCAATTGTGAGATAGTCAAAATCCTCGAAGTTCTTTCTGTGCCACTCCTTTTCTACAATCGGACCGATATACTCGGCGTACTTTTCGAGATTTACAGGATTGCTCTTAAACCAGTCTCTACTCTTAACGCCTACAACCGGGCTATCACACCATGAGAATGCGTTGCACCACTTTACATTCTTGTTTTTATCGATGCCGACACACACGACAAGTTCATTCTTATTGCCGCCCTGCCAGTATGAGCGCTGCTTTTCAACGATTTCTTCCGGCTTGTTCGTAAAGAACAGGACGAACACCCTAAACTGCTTCCGCTCGCCATAGTATCCGTTCAGCCATCTCATCGCCTTCTCCTGATTTTTCGGGATCTTCAGTCCGAGAACAGGATTCTGGTCATAAAGAACGATATCCGGATACTCGAACAGTCCAAGCTTTCGCGCCTGCTGATAATCTATATCCTCAAACTTGAAAATAGAACGTGAGGCTTTCACTTTATTCTTATAATCGTGCTCAGAAGATAATGTGTACGAGTTTTCAATGGAACCATCCCACGCCCATTCCTGAGCATCACCATCCTTAGTGTAGTAATCCCTGTGCATATCAATAAACACGCTTTGGGTTCCGAGAATCTTTCTGACTACATTAAACTCGTTGTCGGTCATGAAGTATTCTTCCTTGTTCCTAGCATCAAAATAAGTCCAACGTTCAGGGTGATTGTCAACATACGAGCAATCATACGTTTCCGTACGTTGATGCTTTCCGCTTCCAACGGTCCTTGTACACGTGCGGTGTATGTACTCATTCCAGGCATCGTAATGACGGATTCTTGTAACGTAGCTTCCGAGATACTCCGTGTCGGCAGCATTGGACTGCTTGAACACGAACTCCATGAGGATTCCTATGAGGATTGAAGGAACAATGAGTACTGCGTATTCCCACCAGGTGGTCTGCTTCCTGAAGAAAATCAACAGGAAAGCAGCAACCACGAATGGGATTAGAAATATGAATATTTCCATAAGCCGTTACTTCTAGAACAGGTCTACATCGTTATCCTCTCCAAGCTGCATGATCATCTTTGTCTTGGATGAGGAGATAACCTTGTATTCGATAGGCTTGGTGTCAGATACGAACCACTTCGCCGGATATGTCTTCACGAGCGTTTCGTGCTCACGGATGATATCGAGCATTCTCTCCTGTGATGTCTGAAACTCGGAGCGCTGTATCTCTATGGACTGCATGAGGTCCTTGTATAGCGAAACGTCGAAGTTAGGATTACTTTCCTTGATCCACTTCATAAGAGAGCCGTCTCCCTTTGAGTATCTGCCCTCGATAAGTTTCGGATAGATGGACTCGAATGCGGACTTGTACTCATCCGTAACCTGTGCCTTCTGCTGAAGAACCTTCCACATCTTGTCGTGAACACCCTCAATCTTGCCACGCTGAGCCTCTGACTGCTGGCGAAGTGAGATTTCCTGGTTGTTGTAATGGAAATAACAACCGATAACTGAACCTGCGGCGAGTACTACAATTGCGAGTACTGATGCCAAAATAATGTTTTTTACACTCATAATGTTTAAAAATTTTAAAAAATATACTTAGTCTTTTATTTTAAAAATATCAATCAACACAAAAGCACCTAGGAGGAGGAACCAGATACTCTTCTCTCCGTATGCACTACTGGTGTCAAATCTTACAGTCGGTACTAGGTAATAAGAACCTTTCAGAATATCGCAATGGAAGGCTATCATTATCTTTTCGGTTCTGATTTCCAGACGGTCAGTACTCTTGTTTAGTCTTATTTTCATGTACTTAATCTTTTTGGTTTGACAACTTGTTGTTGAGCCTGATATAGAAGTCTTCCTCAGACTCTCCGTTTTCCTTGAAGTCGAGATTGTTTTCCTCAACGAAGTCAAGGATAGTCCAGACGCTCTTCCTACCAAGATTTCTGAGCTTCATAAGCTCTGACCTTCCCCGGAGATTACGAACCAAGTCGCCTACGGTATATACGTCGAAGCCTTTGAGTGCATTCAGGATGCGGACAGAGAATCCGCAGTCCTTTAAATCCCTGGAAAGGATCAGCGGAGGAAGTACTGCGCTACTGACTGGCTTGTCACCTTTCGCGCGCCGGTATTCGTCGAAGCTTACCTGTAGAGACTTGATTACCTTCTTCAGGCGCTCAACCTCATACTGCAAGGTTCTGTTCGTTGAGAGCTCAGCAATTACAATATTCTCGTTGTAGGTGAGTTTATTGCAAGTCTTTTCTGCTATCTGCCTGATTCTCGTTGCAGACACGCCGTACTTGATTGACAGCTCGTCATAGGTCATTCCATTAATGATGTCCTTGAGAAGATTGGACTCACGATAGGTCAGATTCGGTAATACACCAAGATGCGACATTGTGTTGATTACACCGAACAGCATGCCTACAGCGTTTGCAGCCAGCTTGCCGTTTGCGGTAGCTCTGTCTCTCAGTTCAGTGAGCTCTACGTTGATTACGCGCTTGCGATACTCGACTTCCTTGAGCTTCTCGTCAATCATCTTCTCGTTTGCTGCAATCATCTTGTATTTCTGAGCATATTTCTCGATATCCTCGCTGTTGACATACAGGATGCCGTGTTCGCCTACGTAGCTTCCAAGGATGCCTTCCTTGATGTAGTTGCTGATAGTCTGTCTTGATACTCCCAGTATCTCGGCAGCTTTGTTTCTTGTTATTCTTGCCATGTTATTTCTTATTTTTTACTTTTATACTTCGTACTTACCATGAACTCTTGCGTGACAATTACGGCAAAGTACCTTAACATCGTTGCAGGTATATTCCCATGGGAGCAAACCTTTCTTGTAGCCTACGTGGTGTACCTGTAATCGCTCCGTAGAACCGCAAACCTCACACTTATGTCCACGAACAGCAAAAACAAACTGCCTGAATGCGAACCAGCGAGAATCCTGCAAGAACTCGTCATAGTTCATTTTTACAGCTTTTGTCCTAGCATTAGCTACCCTTCTTTGGTATTTCTGTTTACTTTCCCGCTTTCTTTGCTTTGGAATACCTAAGAGGACCGCCTGGTCGTTCTTTCGTCTCTGACTCACGACACTATTTCTAGCATCAACCAATGCTGTCCACGACTTAGTACGGACACCTTTCGAGGTAGTCCAGTCTCTAGTCTCGAACTCTTTATAGAGAGAAAACGGGTCGATATCATAGCCCTTTCTCTCTATGTAATCACAAAACTCCTCCAATGATGGAGTATCTCTAACAATATCTTTTTTCATAATCTCTACAATTTATGACGTTAATATTCTTTCTAAAAAGGCTCAGGTCCGCTCCCCTCGAAGTCTCCCTCTGCCACTACTATTATTATATGTTACTTTTTACCCATTATCATTTTTCTCGCAATTTTCTTCTGATCAGAACCACTTTTTGCCTTCGAAATCTGACTCTTGAGAGTCTTGTATTTGTTGGCGCATCTAAGTTGTCCTTTCCTGTATTTTGCAGAGATGACAATGAGCGTTCCGTCTGCTGCGCGGAAACTCTGATTGTTTGTACACAAGCACGCATCAACGTTCGCCTCCGTGCATTGGATTATCTTTTGTACTGCTCCAGACTTAACGAGAGACTTGATGGCTTTTCTCGCCTGATACAACGTACCGTTAATGTCTTGTGCCATCTTAGCGTTTGAGTAACTTCCGGTGTACTTCTCATCGAATGGTTTCTTCAACATACGAGCTTCCATCTTTCGGGCGTTGCGTACACTTTTAATCGAGTGCCCGTTAACAGCTCTACCATGCGTATTGATGACTTCTTCGATAATATTAATCTTGTTACTCACGACAACCTTGCGCACAAGACCCTTAAGGTTCGGTAGGCTGAGTTTGCTTATTTCCCCTCTTCTTGTCTTGTAGCTATAATTGTAACTCTCGTGAATCTTGTTCGCTATGATTCTTCTCACACCGAACTTGTTCGTATCTATACGGCAATAACCGAACTCAATAGCTGAATCCAGGTATCGCTTGAAATCTTTCTTATTGAAACCAAGAGCATTCGCTGCCTGGTTTGTTGTTCCAAAATGAAGGTCTGAAGAACGGAACAGAAACTTTATCTTAAGGGCAAAGCAAAACGCCACCAAACGATTGTCATCGCTCAGTGCAATCTGTGCCTGCTTAATTCCTATTCTGATATTTTTCATTACCTCATTTAAAATTAAAAACTCCAATGGACCAGAGGTAGAGGTTAGCCCATCGGAGTTATATTTTGGCATATGTGATCGCTCATACGGTTGCCAATCCGAATAGCGTTTGTGAATCCTTTCGTGCTTACTACTCAGCCTCTACACCTTTCACTTGCACTGCAAAGATACTACGATTTTCTGTTCTGTGCAATAGTTCAGTTTTCACCATAAACCGTACTTATTAAAGTAAAAAGTGAGGACAAGCATTTTAAAGATACTGGTATAACTAAAGGTTTCGTGTGGTGTAAAATCTGCTAATTGTAATATTCATTAAAGTACAGAATATTTACAATTAACGTAGTTTAAGAAAAAAGTGTGATTTTCGTTGTTTTTTGGGTGGTTATCTTAATAAAATAGCCGCCTATCTATTAAGTGATAAGCGGCTAGTTGTATGAATTAATCCTTGGCTTCGCACACGTGTTTTACGATATACGCGAAACCGATGAGTACGACGGATGATAGAAAGGAAGCAATGCCGATTGGGATTCTGTCTATTGCGGCATAAGCTTTGAGGTCCGAGTCAAATATTGCTGCGCCTAGATTGTAGAGAACAACCAATGAAGACACGACAGCGGCAATATTTCCGGCTATCATGAGAATCTTTACTACTAGTTTTTCACTCATATCTAAAGACTTGACCGTGTTGTCGAGGGCCTAGATGTTATTACTCTTTATCTAAATTAAGCTGGTCTTTCAAAGCATCATCGATCGTCCAATCTGCTTTTTCGTACACGGCTTCACCTGCGCCTGAGTTAAAATCAATATAATAAAAACTGCTATCTTCGCTTACAGTAACATTATATCCCTCGTATTCAATTTGCTTCTCCGTCATAGGGATAAAACGAACACATTTCTTCTTTAGATAGTTTTCTACTTCGTTTTCAAATTTATCATCTACATAGATAAAGTTCTCTCCATTCTTCTCAGAGAATGTAGCTTGCGGAATATCTGCCATGAACTCTTTTTGAAATACTTCTGTATCAACGATATTGTTGATGATCTTAAATTTCTTCATATTGTTTGCGCTTCACCGTGATGCGTAGGGCTTGGTTATTAATTGCAGGAGCCGAAGCTCCCTATTTTTGGCTAATCGGGGCCGTTTTAAAAATCCCCTCCTACCCTCACGGGCAAGAGAGGACAGCCATTTAAACAAATCTAGCTATGAAAAACTAGAAATATCTTATTTCCCGCACTTAACAACTTCGAAAACACGATGCTCTCTGTCGGCGGAAAGTCTATTACCTTCTTCATCGCATATGTGGCCATCTTCGTTGACCCACATCTTCTGGTTGAACATTTCTTCGCACATTCCCAGGATCTTAAGATACTCCTGTGCCTCGAAGATGACGTTCTTGCCATCACGCTCTGCCCTCTTGAAGTTATCGATAAGATCTGGATTCAGGTCAGGTGCAGTGATATCGTACTCATCCATTTCATCGTGATAGTGGATGTTGAGAATCTCCAACTCTTCCACCATTGCGGAGTTCGTACCAATCTCGCCAGTCAGAGCCTTCATAACGGTCTCCTTTTCTAGCTTTTCGTACTTCTTCCGACACTCATTTATGAGTTTATTCAACTCTTCTTCTGTATAATCTTCTACCATATTCATTATTTTAATTGGTTAAACAATGGCAGGAGATGGCAGCTGGCCACCTCCAGTTTTAGCTTAATCCTCACCTAGACCGTTATCGAGGTCTTCTTCATAGACGCCGAACAATCTCAGTGTATTGCTGTCAATCTCGGTCTTACCGACAATGTAGCGCTGTGTCATCTGTATATTAGGCATGCCGTTACTGGTATGTCCCATCATGACGGCAATCTGCTCAAGAGGCACTCCCTTCTTTGAGAGATTCGTTGCGAACGAGCGTCTGCCGGTATGGGATGAGACGAACCGATACTTCTTTCCAGTCTCTTCCTTTCCAGCTTTGAACACTTTTGTATTCGTATCTATTCCGCAGTCACGACAGATTTCGCGGAGTGCTCTATTGAACGTCCTTTCACCTATCTCACCCGGAAGAGGCTCGTCACCAGTACCGCATACGAGGAACTTACGGAGCTTCTTGTGAAGTGGAACCCTTACCTCGGTCTTTGTCTTCTGTGTCACATAGACCAGGAAGTGTCCGGTATCATCTATGTTCTCTTCCGTCATTCTCTGGCAGTCGCTGTAACGTGCGCCACAGAGACATTCCATGATAAACATTCTCTGAACATATCTTTTTGTTTTCCCGTGAGGGTTGTACTTTATGATTCTGTTTATCTCCTCATCAGAGAGATATACAGACTGGACCGGTACAGCCTTCGCTCTAAGTATTCTGCCGAACGTAGGACTAGGAATTTCCCTGGTAGCATCGTTCTCACGTATCACAGCCTTGATGGTTGCACATACGGTTCTTGCCGAGTTAGGAGCGTAGTTCTCCTGGATCTTCTCGAAGAGGTCGCGAAGGTTGTCATCCGTGATGTCTTCCCATAATGGCTTATGCCCAAGCATCTCTTCGAACATCCTTACAACCTTAATAAGCTTCGGGTATTTCCAGATGTATGCGCCATAGAACGTGTCATGCCTCCAGGCGTTGCTGTGATAATTGGCGAACCAACCCTGCTTGATGGCAGTCTTGTACTTCTGCTGCTGTGTGTAGCTAAGAAGTCTCTCCCAATCTCTTGTCTTGATTCTTATTTCTTCTGTCATAATTCTATAATTTTGGTTACTAGTGGCAAAGATACGAAAAGTTTATAATATAAACCATCGTCTTTGCCGTTTTTAACGCTAATTTAACCTTCCGAAGCAGTCTGCTTCTCGACTGATACGAGTCTTAGGGTAGAACCATTATGGTCATTCCACACACGCATGTAGTCTTCCGCCTCATCCAATGCATCTTTATATGATTTTGCTCGGAATACGTACGGATTCTCCTTAGAAATGAAAATTCCATCATTGTAGGCAATCTTATACTTTGCAGCATAGACACCAATATAGCCGTTCAGCTCGTCGTTCAGACTAGTAGCGATGTCTGCAAGAAGGTCAACTGGTATATCGTCATCGATAGCTTTTGCTTCCGGAAACTCAAACCCTACAGAAGTGCATCGGCTATGAATGATAGGGATAGCTGTATCGCTGTCGCCTACTTCTACGATGTTCACCTCCCTGTTGTCGCCGGCAAGTACAGGCCAATCGAACACCTTTCTGCTCACATTGTGCTCTCTCATTATCTCACGGATGGTGCATGCAAGTTCCATCTTTGCTGTTGAACGCAACTCATCAATCTTGTCTTTCAATACTTTTCTCTTCATAATCTTAATATTTTGGTTTAACTTGATGCCCACCGTTCCCGGCAGGCTTGTTTGGCTTAGTCTTTTCTTTCGATATCAAGGCCCATAAGCACGCCTTTCATATAGGCTAATGCCTCTTCCTTGCTGTCCGATAGAAACTTCTGGCAGCCATCAATGATAACGCCGTACTTACCGCTCGGATAATTCTGTAGAGAGCACGAGTGGTAATACTTTCCGGATTTCTCCTCGATTTCTCCTGCGAGTCGCTTCCCTTCGTCGGTCTCATTTGGACGATTTTCTGGGTACTCATCGTAAAAATACTCGTGCCATAAATCTAGTAGCATATCCTTGCAATCCTCCATATCTTGCAAAATATCCGATAATTTGTATGGCGCGCCGTTAGCACCATGTCCATCCTCGCCAATCCATTTACTGGTTTCCTCGTCAGGATCGAAGTCGCTATAATATTGATACAACTTATCCATGAAATCAGACTTATTGCCATTCTCGAACCAAATTGTGGCGATGAAATCTTGGTCTTGTGGGGAATACTTCTCTAACTCGACGCAAACCTCACCTCTTTCGTTAGGTGTATCGTCAACATTATAACTCCATCCTAAATTCTCTGCTAATTTCAAAAAATCATTCATATCTTTAATTTTAATTGGTTAATACTAGGAGCGTGAAACGGATTGTTCCACGCCTTGTTCGGCTTTACACCGGCAGAGACACGATGTATTCCTTCTTCTTCTTTCGTGTTCTGCTCTTCACAGTGAATCCACAAAAATCTCTCAGCCACCCGGCAGCATTGCCGATGAAAGGCTCGTTCACCATAAGGATAGGACGGAGCATACCGTTCTTCTTCATGAACTGATAGTCTATGAAGTCGAACGGGTCATCCGGGTCCTCACTCTTCTTCTCCCAAACGCTGACATCGAGATAGTCAATGAAGTCTCCCTCTGGCGGGTTATCCATCTCGATGAATCTCTTCGGAGTTAGGAGAATCGTTTCCTTAGGCTCATGGGTCATAAAGAAATTCTCTACAACCTCGTTGAACTTGTCCATGTCCATCTGTTTCTGGACAATGCCCTTTCTCTTCATGATGTCAGAAGCTTTGAGCATTCTTGTACCTCTTCTTGCTGTTGCCATAATTCAAAATTTTAATTGGTTAGACATAATGTACCCCGTCATTCCTGACGAGGATTTTGGCTAGTGTGCGAGGAATCCTACCGCCTGTCCTTTCCCGATAGACCAGCACAACCTATCTTCCTTCAGACACTCTGTGCAGTTTCCGGTACATAGACGTGTTCCTTCCGGAGCAGACGTTCCGCTCTCGAAGATAGGATGCGCCTCCGGAAATCCGTGGCGGTTATCCATCTTGAGACCAAGCCATCCGCTAAATAAGATGTGCATGTTCTCAGGAATGACGTTTCCTTCATCAAGGTACTCGTTACACACATCGAACATCTTCGTGAACGCCAGGAACTTGGTATCCTTATGCTTGCGGGCAACCTCGCACATCTTGTCAAGATACCATTTGTCCTGGATGTCACCGCCGATATGGAATCTGAATGCACGAGGGAATCGGTAGTCGAGATACCCATCAATTTCCTTGAAGTATCGCTCGGGATCCTCATGGTAGATTGCAGAATTGATAGCTCTCGTCTTGATGACCTCCTTGTAAATCATGTCATTGCGCAGGTCGTAGCAGCTCTTCGCACAGATTGCACAGTTACCGCAGTCCATGACCGGAATGAGCGACACGGACGGGATTGCTCCCAATTTTGTGTTGCCATCACTGATCTTGACATGCAAGTCGCTGACGTTCTCTAATGCGTTCTCGTAAGCTGCCTGTGCCTTTGACAGACGAGTCTTCATTCCTTCCTTACCTAATGTCCAGTAATTTCTACTCATAATTCTAATTTGATTGGTTAAACTTTGCGAACAAAAAACCGGCGTGTCTCACGACAGACCGGCTTTGAACCATTTAAACAAAATTTAGTTATGATATGAGTAGTCAGCCGCTGCTAACGACTGACCTTTTGGCTAATTTTTCGGTACATTCCAGTGGAATGAAATCGTAGCTTCATCTTCGTAGATGGAGAACGATATTAGTAGTTTTGCGTCTCCCTCACGCTCGTCATCTATGTACTGCTTGTACGCCGGAACCATGTATGTCGTTAGGTGACATTCGTCTTCAGTCAAGTTTCTTATGACTGCATTTCCAAAATCATCAAGCTTGTCCGTGCTTCTGTAGGGCTGCGGAATGCATTTCAGCTCGACAACATTGCTCTTGACGGTGGCCATTACCGGAACACCGGCAATGAATCCTAGATACGTATTACCTGAGAATGCGTAGCTTCCGTCATCGAACATGTTCTCTTCCCACCAGTCAAGCATAACATTCTTGTTGTCAAGGGGTGCTGGAGTAAGCTTGTCTACATCGATTATCTTCTTAATCTTCTTCATAATTCCTCATTTTATTTGGTTAAACATTGAATCGGTTACCGAATCAGTAACCGACTTTTGGCTAGAATGGTCCCCGGCTGGCGCCTTACTCTATAAGTTCGATCTAGAGAGCTTTAGCTCGAAGGATTACCTCCAGTAGTGACTGGAGGAGATCCTTCGTTGAAGAAGCTCTTGTGAATTGCTGCCGGGCCACCATTCTTCAGGCGGCGAACCTTACGTCTTACTGATGATTACTTATTCTCGCTCTTGGCTTTCTTCCATTCAAGAATCTTGCCCTGGACGCTGATATTATTGTCCTTGATAAGCTGCTTGAGTACACCGAGCATCTTCCAACCCTCTTCATCGTAGAGCTTGGCTTTAGACTCAAGTTCCTTCAGAGAATTTGTCTCTGACATCTTTCGTCCGTTCTTCAGGAATCTTGCTCCGTGGAACATGATGAGGTTTCTCATCGTGTAGTAGGAACCTGAACCCTTGTAGGCAGTAATGAACGCATCAGCCTGCTTGGTATCCCACGCGAGATGCTTGCGGTTCTTGTTGAACTTGCGAACGGCATCGTAGAGATCCTTGTAGTCTTCTACAGTAGCCATCTTGTTGGCAAGGTCACGGAGAGGATTGTATACCTTTCTATCCAAGTCAGCGACAAAAATGTTCTCGTTCTGAAGACGTACGTAAGGATTGCCCTTGCAGGTATGCTTGTATGTCTTCTTCTCGTTTCCATCCTTGTCTTTCTTGGTAGTGTAGATGCACTTGTCGTCAATGTAGCTGCGAAGCTTGTTAATATAGTCAATAGCCATATCGTATGCTACGCAACCGTTGAACCAGCGATATCTCGCCTTGGTGTTCTCGTAGTCCTTGTGGTCACACATCTTCATCTGAGCGTAGAGCTCATTTTTTCAAGCATGCGCCACTGATACTCGTAGCCCTTGCGCTGCAACACCTCGTTGAATGACAAATAGCTCTTATCCATGTCTCGCAACATGTGGAACATCTGACTCATCACCCAACGACGGAAGAGCTTCCAGTTACTTACGTATCCACCCTCTATAATCTGTCTGCCTACCGCATCGATGGTTGCATCGTCCATATCAACAGGAACAGCCGCACCATTTTCGATTTTGATAAGCTGGTCGTCACCGAGAGGGAAGTACTTACTTACGTCAACGCCTGCTGCCTTAAGAGCTTCGAGGCGCATCTGCGCCTTGGTCTTCTTACCGGTAGCTGCTGTAGCCTCTACATTGTTAGTTACGATGTTCAAGTTCTCACCAGTGATTGTTACAATCTGCTTCATAATTCTAATTATTTTAAATTGGTTACTAAAAATTTATTTAACTCTAGTGGATGAGGCTTACGCCCCACCCTTGTTTGGCTCAATCCAATCTCTGAGGATGATCAGGTCCTTGTCGTTCTTGGAACACCAGAACCACGTACCCCACGACATGTTCCACCAGAGATTGCCTCTGAGAAGCTGAATCAGTATGTATAGCTCCAGCTTACATCTAGCTACCTCCCGTCGCTCACCATACATCATATCTTCGTCTGAGAGCTCTTTCTCAGGCAAAGCCTTGAAGTAGTAGCGGCGATGGGATTCAGAGCGTTCAGACGGCACAGAATGCTTGTATGCCTTATATCTCTGTTCTATCGCGAACAGAACTACTGCATGTGTCAGGTAAGGTGTATCTTTCAGCTTATCTTCCTCGGACATTACTACCTTTCCATTCACCCTACATGTTCTCTTCTGGAAGTTGATGGTGAACTTAGCACCATTCTCAACTGCATTGATAATCTCGTCGTATGTCATAATTCTATTGTATTGGTTAATAGGGATAGTGCTTATTCTAGCACTATCAAATTGGCTTCTTCGAGTTCATCCTTACTCAGTACATCTTCGTCTTCTCCGACGTGGATATAGAACTTATCTCCGTTCGCCCACTCCATTGCACGCATATACAACCAGTGAGCATCCTCGATAGAGAATCCGTCTGCGCTTACTGAATCAAGCATCTCGCCCATGCAAACTTCTGACGTTTCGTACTCTTTCTTGATTTCATCAAGCTTCTTTAGTAATCTGCTGTTCATAATTCTTAAATATTGGTAAATAGGAGTGCGCTCAGAGAATCTGTTGCGTAACTATAAGGTCTTGATTAATACTGTATCTGAGTCCTGACGGATCCAGGTAATCACCTGGATGCTCAGGATGATTGATACCGTATTGTACAATCTATTCTCCTTGCGCACAATTCGGCTCGCAATAACCTAGTCTGACTCAACCTGATACGTTGCATTGCTTTAAGTTTTTGATTAAGGGCGTGGCATTGTTATGAAGCCAACCTCAGGAAGCGTACGCTTCCCCATCCTTGGCTTCAGAATCAATGAAACGCTCGATGAACTCTCAGAACTTGCCAGACATCGCTGCAATGCGCATGACTTATCTCATGTATTATGTTGCATGGATATATGTTCGTGATTCAACCCCGTGGATTGGATACCTGCGCCTGCGGAGAGATCGGCAGGAGCAGGTATACCACTCACGTGGTATTAAACCTCATACTCTTGATAAGTCGTGATGCAATTCACATGGTTGTTTGTAGGTACACTCATAGGCTTGTTGCCTTACTATAGGCTGATGATTTAACCCGCTTGCCGATACGCGAGATTTCTGGTATTACCAGACATATCGCGTTGATACAAGGCGGGTTGAATAAACCGATACCTCCTCGTGTACCTCGTTTGGCAATAACGTTGTCTTTATCTGAGAGCGTGGCACGTAGCTATAGCAGCTTGATTTGAGGGCTGTTATAATCGCCGGATGAAGCTGGGGATTCCCAGCATTAGCCGGCGAGCACAACAGGCACTCATAAATTCACTCTCCTCTGAAGGCTACCCTCGTGCTAGGGTAATTCCATGACCGATGGCTCGGCACAATACTTTATGATTCTGATTTGACACAGGATTCGCCAGACTCAGGATCCTGGGACGTCGTAAGTAGTATACGACGACGTCCTGGATCCAGAGTCTGGTTAAGAGACCTGTTGCATAAACTTCAACCATCCGTCAGGGAGTGGTGGTGTGCGCCACCGGTGGTGGTCATACGGAATGTCACATTTCTGTACTTCGTTGATGAGCTACGCCTTGTGCGGTTATATGAACATCCATGCATTGTCGGATGTTCAGATGATGTTATAGAGGCGTCGCCTGAATCTGTCCGTCCTTCTCCCACGTCCGTGTGCTCGGTTACAGAGTATGCCGGTCAGAAGATGCTGCGCATAGCTATATCAGATTGATAATATCCGGTTTAGGACGAGCGTAGGACCATCTCTTATTAAGAGATAGGTCCATGCACTCCGCAACCGGGATATTTAAAACCTTGTGTCTTCATTCCGGCAAATCATTGCGCTAGGATGCTCATCTACAAAGTATTCACCAATGTGTTGTACGCTGCCCTGCTCGTCCGCAAGGCATTCTGTGCGCAACCGATTGATAGATACCCCTTGATTTCGCTCTCTGTCTTACTCCTGTTGGCTTTCACGTTCCTGCCACGACCTCGGTCTATGCAACCTACAGCCTGAGTCTTCACGTATCCGAGACCACCGACCTTTCTCTTGCCTGTCTTGACCGCACGGATGCAGTCCATGACGAAGGTGTTGAGCTTGTCGATGTCCTCTTTCACGTTAATGACCGGAAGAACCTGAGTAGCCCAGGAATAATCGCAGTACCCCTTGTAGAGATACCTGTTGACTGAATTGATGGCTTTTGTCATCGTGGTGTCACGTTTCTTTATCGTCCTCTTCTCAATCTCCTTTTGGAAAGTCTTGATACGTGTGGACGACAGAGAGATATTGTGACCCTTGATGGAATATCCGAGGAACTTGAACCAGTGATTAGCGTCAAGATACTCAACCTTCTTCGGATTGAGCGTCATCTGCATCATCTCCAGCTCGCTCTTCATGATATCCATGGCTTTCTCATAGTCTTCACCGACAAACAGCGTATCATCTGAATAGCGGACGTAATATCCGTTAAGCTTAGATAGCTTGTCGTCAAGATGATAGAGAATGACATCAGCCAGCCATGCAGCAACAGAGCATCCCTGTTTTAGGGACTGATACTTCTCGCAGAGGTTGTTGTCCTCATCAAAATAGATATCCGTGTGATAGTAGTCACGAATGACATCTATCAGCGCAGACTTTCCGTACTTCTCCTCTACCTTGTCAAATGCCCAGTCGATGAACCGAATAGGCACAGAATCAAAGTACTTGGAGAAGTCACCTTTCCATCCGATGATTTTTCCCTCTGCCGAGTATATTATCCGAGACACTTCCTGCACCACACGCCCGCAGCCGATACCCTTTTGGTATGACGTACAGCGTGGATGCACCATCTCTGGCATCAGCTCGAACAAGAGGTCGTTTGCTATGCTCAGTAGGATTCTGTCTACAGGTTCATTCACATAGACCGTACGGAAATCTCCGTTGTCTTTCGGAATCTTGGCTGTATGCGGCGGCATTATCTTGTAATTTCCGCTCTTGATCCTCTGATACATAGCCAGACGAGCCTCTGGTGTAGTAAGCTGATACATTACTGCTTTGTTCATGTCCTTGAATAAGCCTTTCTCGATAGCATACTGCCATCTGGCTTTCTCAAAGAACATCTCTAGGATTCTGTCTTCATTCATAATTCTTATGTTTTGGTTATTGCGCGCAGTCCTTAGCTGCGCTTTTTAGGCAATGTTATTTCATCGCATGGGAAACACTGGTCTATGGGCCACCAGTATTCGTTATCAATCCCTGCGAATCCTCTTTCCTCTGAAACGTGAGTCACGATGTGCTCCTTTGACTGAGAATGTATGTCACAATACACTCTCATTCCTACTTTGATTTTCCCCATAATTCCTACGAGTTTAGTTTTTTGATAACTGAATTTACCTCATCAATATATGAGTTACTTCTTTCTATCTGCTCTTTGTCGCCTTTCTTGATGGCGATTTTAAGAGTGACCTTCTCGTTGGCTATCAAAGCAGCCAGTCCGTGTTTAACCATACAGATGTCCTGTATTCCTAAATTCTTCATATCTATAATGTTTTGGTTATTGGTAGGGAGATTGCTCTCCCCGTTTGGCTAGTCGATGTGCTCGTAAGAATCATCATAATCAGAGCAGAACTGCTGGTCTGGTTCAATCTCAATTACCTCACCTGCGAAATTTTCAGAGTCGAGAATAATATCGCTATTATTATAGGCATCCTGCACTTTCTGTACGGCTTCATTCTCACTCTCAGCATCAACGCTGACTACCTTGTTCAAATGTTCTGTGACTGATACGTAATATCTCTTCATAATTCTTAAAATTTGGTTAATAGTGATAGCCCGGAGGCTATCTTTAGGCTAATGCGTTCAATACTCTGTGGGCGTTGTATGCGACAGGTTTGCTGTACTTTGCTTTCTCCCACTTTTTACGCTCACAAACTTTCAAGCAATACTCATGTGCTATATTCTCTGATAGTGCATCGAACGTGTTGTGTGTAACATCTGATGGCTTACCGAAATGAACTCTGTAACCATCTCTATAGCATACTATACGTCTGCCAAGTCTGTAGATTGTTCTACTGCCTTTTTCAACAAATGTAATTCTTTCCATAATTCTCTGTATTTGGTTATTGGTAGGTAGCCAACTGGCTACCAATTTTAGACTTCGCTCCATGCTTTCCACGCTTCATTCGTGTTCTTGGTGATTGCCTCGTTCCAAAGCTTCTCCATGTTGTAGAAAATTTCCTGAAATGCTTTAGGGGTATCCTTCGGATCAATCTTCTTGCCGAAATACGGGCGTCCACATCTTCTTTCGTCGTGCTCCCAGATGCACCGTATCATTCCCGTCTCCGTTGGAGTGCATCCGAGGAATGTTCCCATTGTACCGCATGTCTTTTCTCTAAGCCACTTCGGATAAGGAACGTATATTGTCCACGCATCCACGCAGTAACGGAACTTCTTTCTTGTGTCGTGATAAAGTCTCAATTTCATAATTCATTGTATTTTGGTTGATAGAAGAGGAGCATGCAAGCTCCCCTTGTTAGGCTGTTTCTTTTAGTTTGATTCCATTCTCTTCGAGAGCGACCTTGATCAGCTCGTCAGAGTCCTCGTAGTACTCTCCCCAACAGGAGTCAATCTGTTCCCAGTCGTAGGAATCAGAAGATTTACTGTCTTCGTACAATTTTGTATACGGGCGTTTCTTTTCTAGGACGTAACCTTTTACATCACCCCACATCCACATACCAATATTCTTGACTTCGCTCTCAAACAGCTCGATGGCACGATTCTTCCAGTTCTTGGTATTTGTATCAACCATCTTTTTGAAGCGCTCCTTGTCGCAATAGGCATATCCTCTGACATAATCTCCCTGGCTATATCCACTGGAAGACCACTCGTAGAATGCTATATCCTTGCAGTTTTCAAGGAGATTAATAAAATCATCTTCTTCAAGCTCTTCTGTAAGCTCATCCCTAACATCCTCGTTCTTCAGTTCGTTAGGAGTGAAATCTCTAATGTTGTACCACTCGTTCTTGCCGATGCTGAATCTTGATTTTCTTTCAAAACTCCACATGTGGCACGACTTGTCGTATTCGAGACACAGATGATCGCAATGAAACATACTATTGATATACTTGATAATCTTCTTTTGTGGAACATACTTGCAGACAAGCTCTTTCAAGGCAGCCTCTGCATTTTCAGCGTCGACTTCACTGCTACAACCACGAGAAAGTTCCCTGTTGTATCCGTAATCAGAATAGTCCCAGAAGTAAACGCCTGCCAAATCCCATTCTGTGCAAGGGCATTCGGCATCCTCATCCTGGTAAATGGTGATTCTGTAATCACCAATCTCCTTCTTAGCAAATTCGTAACTCATATCTAATATCATTTAAATGGTTTAACATTGAATACCCCCATGCTAGGGGATATTGTTAGGCTTCCTCATAATCTTCCTCCATCATGGAGTGCATCTCTTCAAGCTCATTCGAGAAATTATACTTGATGTTGTACGTTCCAAACGCCATGAAATACCATTCTTCGAGATATTCTCTGTCCTTGTTAGCCTGCTCGCTGTCTTCTGCGGAATCAAGTCTGGCTACCATGGCAGGATATAAATCGTAGTAATCGTCGCCATCGTAGTCTGATGCCCACCAAACACCTGTAACGTGCTTAGGATAATCCATAGACAAATCAGCGAAATTACCATTCATGTGCTGGTCAGGAAGATGGAGATATTTCTTCATCTCTCTGTTTGCTTCAAGAGTGAAATCCCATGCCATAGACTGGATATTCTTTCCGTACAAATCGGCAATGTATTCTTCTAAATCATCTGCGTCATCGAAATTCTCAAGACACTCACGATATAGGCTCTCGATTACCTTGGCGAAGCTTTCCACACCGATATAATCGGCTACTTTCTCGATAACCTCACCCTTGCTGTTCATAACATATTCCCAAATATTCTTTTCCATAATTCATCTGTTTAATGGTTCATAATGGTTCCCCACATTATCGTGGGGAGTTTTAGCCACATATGGCAATGTCGCCATAATTTCTGTAGAAATGCTTGTATGCCTCAAGACCACTGGCAGCTTTCAAGTCTGTGACCTCTAGCTTACCGGTATCCTTGCGTACCTCTGCAATAGAGTATGTATTGTCGTGCGTCCACTTGATGAGGTCCACACGCCTAACAGGATTCTCTAATGACTCAACGATTTTACACTTCAGTAAATCGTCATTCAGGATTTTCTCTAAATCACTCATAATTCTGTAATCTTTGGTTAATAGAAAAATCCCCACCCGTGAGAGTGAGGATTGGTTCGGCTAATCGAACTCACTTTCGTCCTGATCGTACCACCAGTCCTGGAATCGGTTCGCAACCTCTTCCAGTGCATACTTGGCAAATGTGTCGTAGATATTTCTGCTCTCACCCTCGTTAAAAGGAGCATACAGAGCCTTGCCGATAGCATCATAGGTGACGGATTTGTCGTCCTTGAAATTACCGAAGCCCTTAATCATCGTGATAAGGTCTTCTCCCAAATCATCGGCAAGCTCGTGCATATTCTCCATGATAGCACTCTTGTTCTCGTTCCAGAACTTGCTTGTCTGATAAGGATAACAGAATCCAGTGTACCCGTCATTTGCATTTCTGCAACTATCGAGAGAATTAAGCAGTGTATCTTCATTAACACCGCCAAGCTGCTCTACTACGGCATATGCCATCTTTACGAATGATGGATTATCATTTTCCTTGATAAACGCATCCCATACTTTCTGTATATTCATATTTCTGTATTTTGGTTGATAATAGAAACGAGCAAGCGCACCATACGCTTACCCGTAATTTTAGCCGAAAACCCAGATAGCCGTAGTTCTTGCACAAATGGCATACAGCTTTCCGCTGTGACCACGGAACAGCATTCCGTTGCATCCGTACAGACCGGAAGAATAGCCTACCTGACTATATTCTTCCGGGATGGCTGCACGGCTTGAACTGTGTGTTATATCCTTGGCAGCTCCTACTCTAACGAGTCTCTTCAACTCTTTCTGTGTCATTTTCTCCATGATTCTTTAATTTTTATGGTTTAACATGGTTTCTGTGCAGATAGACTGCACAGAATGTTTGGCTAGAACTTGCGAGGTCGCATGCACGATTGCTCAATCTCCTGAGCTTTCTTGTCTGCACGCGCTACGCGTCTGAAATACTCGCTCTTGTCGAGGTTCTTGCGTCTGCACTCCTCGCTGATAACTGCCTTGTGACTCGCGACGAGCCTGGCAAGAAACTTTCTGTCTCCGTCTGTCATAATTCTGAATTTTATTGGTTAATAATAGAAGCAGGACACAGGACGTGCCCCGCAGATTTGGCTACTTGTTGTCACACGAGATATGGCTAGGACAGCAGTACGTCGTCCCGTTGTGTATGCCTAAGAAACAACAGCCTACACATTTATCTGTTACGACATCCCACGCGCGCTCTATTCCGTGTCTGTCAGTTACTCTTACTGTTTCCATAATTCTATATGTTTTGGTTAATAGCAGGCAGCACATTATCGTACTGCCCAGTTCTGGCTCAGAGATTGTACACCGGACTTTCTGAAGCACACAGAATCGTAGGACCGGTGAGGATGGAAAACGCACAAGGATCAAAATCATCGAAATTCTTCATCCTCTCGATTTTCTTCTGTATCGCAGCACGTATGGATGACAGATTAAGTCTACCGTCAATAGGCATGACAGAATCCATGCCCACCATTTCCACAATACTGAAATCATCTGTAAATCTCATGTTCACAAGGTCAAACTTGTTAATCTTGTGATAAAATTGAATCCACTTGCTCATAATTCTACATTTTTGGTTTGTAGGAGAGGGAGATAAAACTCCCTCAATTTTCAGGCTATGTACTTCTTGATGAACTCTTTAAGCTCGTTGAGCCGCTCGTCCATCTCCTCTTTGCTGCATACGCAGATGAAACGTGGAAAACAAGTATCCGTTATTTCTCCCATGTCATTCATGACACAGGCAAAACAACTTATATACCCTTCGCCGTTTTTATTGCTAACGCTAACATCAAGGCTCAGTCTTGATTGATTTTTCAATACTTTTTTTTGGATTTCCTGCAACTTAGGCAAAATCGTAGAGAGTATGTACTCTACATTCTCCTTGTATTCTTCATCTATCATAATTCTTAAATATTGGTGAATAATTGTATGCGTGACGGTTGCCACGCACATTTCAGCTCATGCACAATACCGCAATCTCAGAGAAACTCTTAGAAATAGCCTTCTTGCTACGGAAATCTCTGTAGCCCTTAGTATTGTTGCTATGCCACTGACGCGCTGCTATCTTGATCTTCTCCATCTCATGCATAAGCGCACGCTCAAAATTCTTCTGTGATTTTCTGTCTTGCATAATTCAATTTGTTTAATGGTCCTACATAGTATGCCCAGGAAAATGCCTGAGCACATTTTTGGCTACTCGTACTTGTTGAGCAGGAAAATCAGAATACAGCCGTCTCCGTTCATGAGCATCTGACATTTGTCCTCATCTGTAATGATGTTGGCGCAAATCTTTGCGAACATAGGAAACGGCTCATCCTCCATCTTGTCATGATATACTGCCAGGTATGTTCCAGGCAGCAGAGGACGAGAATCCTCAGGATCGCCGCCGAACTCATCGCACGCCTGTATAGGACATAGAACTCTCTGGATAGATGTGTGTGTACACATATCTTCCTCGCAGTCCATGCCCATCATGATATCAATTAACTCACACTTGCTTAATTCCTTTGTTATCGTCTTGTACATATTCTTAATATTTTGGTTAATAGAAGAGAGGAGCAGAAACTCCTCTCAGTTTTGGCTACTTTCTGAGACCTACGAACGTTGTAGTTCCCTCTGCTGTGTAACTGGCGTTAAGCTCTGAAATCTCGTTAGCCTGAGCTATCACAGTTTTTCTCAGCATCACGTTTGCTCTGTGACAATTCACGAGAGTAACTGAAACCATTACTAATGCAACACACACTGCGGCAAACAATGCCACGAAAATATTCTTCTTCATAATTCTGTAATTTAATTGGTTATATTATCGTACTGCCTAGATTTCTCTAAGCAGAATTTAGCCAAATGTTTCCAAGCACAATTATCGTACTTTCTAGATTCCTCACACTCCAGGCAGGATGAAATTTTCCAAGCGGAGTGTGGATCGCCACAGCTCACGGAAATACCACTTACCCTTTTCCGTACTGCTCCAAATATACACAAGCAGAATTCCGTAAAGAATTCCAAGCACATTCAGGAGAATTATCGTACTTGCCAAGCAAATGAATATTGGCGATGCCTGAATAAATCCAAGCACAGTTATCGTACTTGAATAAATAATCTGTCTTGCTTTCATATCTATATTTTTTTGGTAATTGTTCCGTAGCCACACACGACAATTATCGTACTGGCTACAGATTTTTAGGCTCACGCCACGCAGAATAATGTAAGCACACCATTCTTTAGCGACCCGAATTCTACGTGACTCAAAATCTCCTGAGCATCTGCAATGATACTCTCAACCTCGCACATATCGAGGCATTTAATTCTCAGCGTACTCATAATTCTAATATTTTTGGTTATTGTTCCCTACAAGCGTAGGGATTTTAGGCTACAATATATCGAAAGAAGAATATAGCTCCTCTTTCTCTTCTTCTGTTTCCGGCTCTTCTGTAATATGGAACCATCCTTTTCCGTCTTTACCATATCCAAGAAACTCCATATCTTCGTCAGAGCGGTTTGCCGTAACATAATGCTTAATAATTTTCATATTTCTATTTATTTAAATGGTTCATAATTGTAGAGCGGAGATTTCTCCCCGCCCCGTTAGCCAGGATGTGCATCTTTGCACCACGTTTTATCTTTATCGTCTTAACTACGTGGCTCACACCCTACAGATTTTATGCTTCTGCCAGCAGCTTGTTTATTTCTGAGGAGATAAATCTCGCACGGATGACAAGCAACCGCTTTCAGTCAGCGTGGATAGTGTGTACCTTGAACGCTGCAATCGTGATTGCACACACTGGGATTTCTCGGGTAACCACTCCCGAACGGCTCACAACACCGAATAGAATATGAATTATGATTTCTTTCTATAAACTCTCATCTCGCTAGATGATACAAATCCCCTAGCCGTCGTGCCGTCTCATCTCATTCGACGCTCACGCCAGGAATTTTTGCGTATCTCTCGGATGGATGTCTCTGAGTAACACGTTACTCTCTCCCATCTCGGTGTGCCTCTCGCACTCTCGATTTACTGAGATACTTCTCTTGAATTTTGGCAATTAGTCCCCTGAGGGAGAATAAATTCTCTCTCTGAGTTAAGCCCACACACCACGACAAGGTTTACCAAATTGTGTGGGAAAAATAAGGACACGGCGACCCGCTCCAAGTTGAAAAACCTGGAGTAAAATTTCCCACTGGCTACCTATCAAATAGCCAGTAGGAAAAACTAGATAGCTAGATTTCTCTAGCTACCTTGTTTGTGTTACTTACTTTTGCGCTGCTGCGAGTTTGGCTTGCAATTCTGCTATCTGTTTTTGCAGGTCTGTTATGCTTTCACTCTTTTTCTTTGCTACCTTTGCACCACTTGAAAATGATTGATGTAGTGAGCACAATTTTGAGCCAAGACGTTGCAAGCTATCTATAATAGTGGTTTGTACGTCTTTATTGTTGTTATCAAACCACGCAAAGAAATTAGGTAGTTTATGTTTGCGTGAAAACTCGCTTACAGCAGAACGCACACACTCTGTTTGCAAATTGCAGTAGCTTTCATCTGAAAGTACGTAATTTGTTGCTAACTTGTTGTACTTAGCACGTGCACTCTCTAAGGCTTTTTTAGCCTCTACTACTTCTTTATCGGTGCACTCGCTCAATAGCTTTTTGCGGTAACTATTAAGCACTTCTAAACTTTGTGCTAAAACTGCACTACCTTTGCACTCTGCTACATAACTAGCAACCTTTGTACTTACGTGCTCGTAACCTTGAGCACCTTTTACGGATAATTCTTTCATATACCTAACTTGTTTAAATGTTACTTATAAGATAGTGTCCTATCTTTTTCTTTTTGTACTACAAAGGTACGAAAATTTATTGATAAAAGCAAATTTTTTATGTTAAAAATTGACCTTTAAAGACGTTATAACATATTGATTTATAGGTAGTTATGAGTTTTAACACTTTGTGGCAAAGTATTAATATATTACGTTTTACTTCTATATATCTAACTACATAAACACTAAATATTAATATTTTAACATTTAACCAGTACGTTATTATGTAACATTTTTTCAGTCAAGTGTTTTGTAATAAGTTTTGATGTTTCACGCTTTATTGATAATGTATAATTATGCGAGAAAATGAATATAAACAAAATTATAAAGTGTTGGTTATTAAGGGGTTACATAAATTTTTTTATAAATATAAACCGACAATTTGAAATAAGTACAAAAATATTGTTTCACGATGGTTTACACTATATAAACCGACACAAAGTGTAATAATTTCAGAAGAAACACCCCCGCACCCCCTAAATAGCACTAAATCAGCGCGGTAGTCACCTCATCTAAAAATTTTTTCTTCCGATTTTTAGTCTTTTTGTAAAGTTTAATTACTTTCCGTCATAAAGGATAATTATGCATATTCATTCATCCGTTATTTATTAACATTTGATAGCATAAACTCTTATTTAGCAGACCAAACCATAAATGTATACCTATCCTTCATTTAATGTATACCTAAAATGTATATTTATACCCTTTATTTACTAGGGTTTTACTGGATATTCAGGATATTATCCGTATCTTTGTATTGTCGATATTTTATAGACGACATGTTGTAAGGACGACCTGACACGTGTTATCCTTCAGAAAGCCCCTGTTTATCGGGGTTTATCCTACACAATAACGGAAAATTAATATTATTATTGTACATAAATGGAAAATGGTATTGCTATAGACACATTGCACGCTCAGTTGCTAGACCTTTTGAGGCATGACGAGTACGGCTTCGAAGCGCTCCGTTGCCAGGACTGGGGTAAGGCAAACTCTGATAAGTACAACAAGCTGAAGTCTACTTTCATCAGGTCAATGAGACGTCTTGCGAAGAAGGCTCCGGTGAAGTACTACAACGGTGCTTACTACATGTTCAACGGCAAGATATACGAAGCTGTTCCGAAGATAGTCCTTGAGCAGGCTTACCAGCTACTACTCCTCGACCTGGCCATGGCTCCAATGCTCGGCATCAGTACGGTGATGAACAAGTCGTTCATGGAGGTGATAGAGTGCTACAACATACTGAGACCTACCTTTGACATCGTTGCATTCGCCAACGGAGTTGTTGACTTCGGCAGCGGTCTGAAGTATCCGAACGTGATGCCGTTCTCTCCCGAGTACCATGTCACATACTATCATCCTTACGACTACAATCCGAAGGCGAAGTGCGACAGGTGGATGAACTTCATCAAGGAGGTCCTTCCGGACAGGACATCAAGGATGATCCTCCAGATGTTCCTCGGCCTCGGTCTCATACAGAGAGGTACTGCATACAATCCGTATGAGGGGAAGGAATCATCGAAGATTGAGCTCTGTCTTCTCCTTATAGGTACGGGAGCCAACGGAAAGAGTGTCATCTTCGACGTTGCCTGCAACATATTCGGCAAGGACAGGATAAGCAAGATGGACTACGCCGACCTCACTGCTGACGGCGACGAGGGAATGAGGGGAAGGTATCCTATCAGGAACGCCATCTTCAACTGGTCTTCCGATTCTGACCCGAAGAAGTTCGGAAGGAAGAACACCGGTATGTTTAAGAGACTCGTGAGCGGTGAGCCCGTCCCTATGAGGAAGCTTGGAAGGGATATCCTTGAGGGGAACTCAATCCCCTATCTCATCTTCAACCTCAATGAGCTTCCGTTCCCTGATGATGCGTCGCTCGGATTCATCAGACGCTTGCAGTACGTGAGCTTCGATGTCACCATCCCAAAGGAGAGGCAGGACCCGGAGCTGGCTAGCAAGATCATCCGTGAAGAGCTGAGCGGAGTGTTCAACTGGATATTCCGCGGCGCGATGGAGCTGAGGAGCAGGAAGTACAGGTTCCCGGCAGCGGAGGGCAGCAGGAGACAGCTGCTTATCTCCCTTCTCGGAAGCAATCCTATCTATGCCTGGATAAGGGCGTATGATATGAGGTGCAGCCAAGAGGCGAGGGGCGAGATTTCGGAATGCATGCTTGCAAAGGAGATGTACGAGAGATTCGTCGAGTTCTGCAAGGCCAACGATGTCGAGGAGAAGGATATCCCTACGATCCAGAAGTTCGGGCGTGATATGAGCGACAAGTACGGCTTCTTCAAGAAGAGGTCACAGGGCGGAATGACGTATCAGGTGTACGGCGCTCAGATGGTTGACCTGAAGCAGGAAGTTCTCATCAATGACGTGAAGAATAAATTGCGTGGTGAGGAGTACATCAAGCAGCCTGAGAGCTTCATTCAGCCTGATGATTAACGGTTATAAAACAGATTTCTATGATAGACAAGGAATATATCAAGGAGATTATCTCCTGTATCACGAAGAAGAAGGCTGACGGGAATATTGTTCCGGCCGCCGCTTCGATGAGCGAGATTATGACTGCTGTACGCGAGGATGTCCTGGAATGCATGAGGACCATGTGTAACGAGAGGGAGATTGCGGTGAACAGAACGTTGAACAGTGTTTCATTCAAGTGCCTATGAGAAGACATCACAATCCTAATAAAGTGCCGCCGTTCAAGCCGGACCCGGAGCATTGGACAAGAAAGGTTCATTCATGGAAGGCGAAGGTCGCATACGAGACTGAGGATGATGCTTGGGAGTTTCTGAATCAGATTCCGAGGTTGAAGGCACTTGGCTGGCATCCTTACTTATGCAAGGTTTGCTCAAAGTGGCATATTGGTAGGTTACATAATAAATAGTTGAGATATGGAAATTAGAGTTAACGTTTTAGGAAAGGTCGCTTACATACAAGGAGAAAGTAGGGATAATAAGGCGAAAGCCGAACTATACCCATCAGGAGAGGGTGTGTATGCTGTAATGGATGGAGACGATTTCGTGTGTCTAAGAGTTGTGTCTTCCAAGATTCATGATGATACAAAAGGCGATTATTATGCATGTGTAGAAGAAAACTGGACGCATGCAAAAATCGCAAACTCTATAAACGTTATAGAGCACGAAGAAAGGTTGAAGGATTATATCGACAAGTGTTTCGGCCGTCTTGAAGCTATTGTTAAAAAAAACAACGATTGTATCAGTAGTGTAAGTGAAGAACTTGATGGCTTTATAAGTAATTCTCAGGATGATTTTTGCTCTATTGAGAAATCTCTTGAAAGAATAGAGAAAGATGGTGTTGGTAGTGGAAAAGGTATCAGCGAGAAGACATTATTGTCTGCTATCGAGATTGTATCAAAACAGAAATAGTTGAGAATATGAAGAAGAAAGGATATTACGAATACGAAAACGGAATCTACCCTTTGAAGCTTTGGGTACACATCGGTAAAGACCTGAAAGAGCTGATAGATTCCTGTTTTGACAAGTGCAATGCTCCCGATATTGATTACGGCGGCGTTACGTATTCCGATGCTGTCAGAAAGAGCGACAGAAGGCGCGGCGTTCTTGTATCGTTTCCGTGTCAGAAGGTTATGTCGATGAACTATTGCTGCCACGAAGCTTCTCACGTCTGCGATGCCATCGAGGAACATACTGACTTGGAACACGGCGGCGAGCCTTCTGCCTACTTGATGGGTTGGATTGCGTCTTGCATCAACAATGCTCGTTTGGGTATTGGCGATTTCGTTGAACTAAAAGATGAGGAGGAATAGCTTATGAAACCGATTATAGTAATTGAACTTCCTTTGGGAATGGGCATTGATAGAGAAATCACAGAGCCTTATGGCTATGATTTATTCTACGGAGACGAAAATATCGAAGCTCAGTGGGAGAAGCTAGAAGAACTTCGGAAAACTGGTGGCGTTATTGTTGTTCAACCAAGCCATACTAGTGCTGTTCGCGAGATCCTTGATCCTTATATTGGCGAGGATGGATTTATCAAGGAATGTGGTTTACGAAAGGTTCACACAGAAGAACATGGTGATTTCTGTATTATCCTTTATCACAACCCATCAGAGGTTATGGCTCTTAGAGCATTTTATTTGAATAGTAAAAAGAAATAGCTTATGATTAAGAAAGAAGATATTAAGGTTGGGCTGCGATTTTACATCACACGAAATGATTGCTTAAAATGCAATTTTGACCCGATAGGTATTCAGGACGGCAACACCCCTATTCTGTTCAATGCCGAGAGAAAGGATGCTGATGTTTATATATGTACATCTGTTAGCACAGATTACAAGTATTTCGCTCATTTTCGCGAGGAAGATATTATGATGTTTGGTACAAAGTTCGATATAGTAGCACCAGTTGCCGATAATCATAAAATAGATATAAATTCCGACATTGAAATGCATGGAAATATTCTCAATAACTTGCATGATACATACATCAAGAAAAATCGTGATTATGGGAATGCTTTTTCCGAAATGTATGATGAGCTTGGTATCAACTACGGCTACGGAAAGATACGAGAGAAGGTGAATCGCATCAAGACGTTGAAGGACAATGAGGCGCAAGTTGCTAATGAACCATTGGAAGATGCTCTTCTTGACTGCGCTAACTATTGTATCTTGACATTGATGGAATATCAAAAACGTAAGGAACATGGAACAGACTGATTACACTTGCAAGGATTGCTTCTTCTTCAAGAATGGAGCTTGTAACCACCCTAATGAGATTAGGTTTACTTCTGAGGAGAATCCATCTTGCACAGATTTCGAGTATAAGGAAATAAAAGTTGAACTTTAAAATATTGTTATCATGGCATTACCATTTGGAAAGACTATCAAGACAAGACACTTCACCGTGCTGAAGTTCAGTAAGAGCTTGTCTAAGAAAGAAGTTGCTTCACTCAGAGAGGATATCCCTGCTGATATCAAGAAGCATTTACAGAGAGGCTCGCTGCCTTTCATCAAGATTGCTGACATTGCCGGTACATGGGGTATTGAATACTCTATCGGTACATCAATGTACGCTGCGCTCGATGAATGTGTTCCTATGGCTGTAGGAGACCATTATGAGTTCTCCAAGGATAATGGAAACATCATCGAGGCATTTGCCCAGCTTATGTATGCGGATACATCGTTGCCTGGCGATGCAGAATACACGGCAGGTAAGTTGAAACTCCGTGACGAATACATTGCTCGTGAGGCTGCAAGAAGAAACGCTGCTGCCGACGATGGTAAGACTGAAGAGCAGCTTCGCAAGGAGAGCGATGAGGCCGTACAGGAAGTTATCGACCGCGATAAGCACGCCGAGACTCTTCTTGAAATGGCAGAGCAGATTAAGAAGGAAGGAGGCAAGGATGAGCGATAAATTGCTTGAGGTCGTTCAAGACCACACTTCCTTAGTACAGGCGCTCCAGTTCATTTTGGAGGCCGCAGAGACTAAGAAACTGCCTCCATACGGTGTTCTTCCTGTATTCAATGACGACCTTCTTAATGATAGGCTTAAGGGTATACTTGAGTTGGTTACCGGAGAGAAGTATCCTTAATTGACTTCAAAGTTTTCTTCTACTTATATATTTGTTTTAAAAAGCGAGGGGCAGTATCTGTGAAGACACTGCCCCTCTTAGTTAACCAAAATAATTTGAATTATGCTCAGCAGAAAGAATCTGTGAACATTAATTATTTGCAAAGGTACTTGGTTTTGCTGAATTTCTAGTAAAACAAAGTTACTTTAACACGAATTTAACTATTTCTTCTTCTTTTGGAAAGTCGCCTGACCATTTTTAAAGATAATGCAGTCCTCGCAGCATCGAGGCATTGATAGAGGAATATAGTAGTGGACCACATTATTTTCTGTATCAATTTCGTCCTGCTTAATCTTAGAGTAGTCGGCTATCATGGCAGTCGTCTTTTGCCACTCTGGAGAGCCAAACTTCTGCTTGCGCTGAGCGATAACGAGGTTTCTCAGAATCTCTTCCTTCGAGGTAGCCTTAATAAGTTCCTCCTGGGTGAGCTCATCGGCGTTCTCGTTCTTCGCTTTCTTGCCCTGTACCTCTGCGATTCTCTTCTGAACGGACTCCTTGGCTTCTAGCTTATTCATCTCGTTTTCGAGGAAAGATTTCTCCCACACACCTATTCCTTCTCCTTGGAATGCGATGGCCCAGCTGTCACGAACAGACATACCTGAACCACGGAGGCTGGCGTAGATGTAATAGCGAGGGTCTTTCATCTTGAGAGCCTTCGCCTTCTTGTACGTATCGACGGATAACGTGTATCCTTTTGTTTCTTCAATCATAATCTTATTTCTTTTTATTATCCTTGAATGCAAATACTGTGTAGCAACAACACGAAACGTGAAATGGCGGATATGGGTCTTTGAAAGAATGGAGGCCGGCATCGGCTTCGCTTTGACAGATATCACAAGGATAACTGCTTCCTCTCTTGACATAGAATCCGATAGCCTTATTCTCCTGTCCATACTCCTGCTCTGCCTGTCCCCACGCCAAAGCAATCACTTGAGAAGCATTTCTTACGATATTCTGATAGGCGTTCTTGTAGTAGCCCTTTCCGTAAGAAGGAACATCGATATTAATGTCCTTTCTCTTCGCCTTGGTGATGACTGATGTGTGATATGGGTCTTTATAGCCTGTGCGGATGGAAGATAGGAGCTGCTGGTCAGAATATCCCATCAAGGTTCCTGCCTTGATCATCCTTACAATATCTTCAGCAAAGTTTCCGAGATAGACGGCGTTTCTTTCGGATGTCGTCTTTCCGTAGATGTCGCTGACGAGAAACGATTCTATATTTTCGCTGTCAATCCCGAGAATCTTGCATGAAACCTTGGAGTAAGCAGAGATGTAGCTGTTGATGCTCTCCTCTGCCTCAGCAGTAACATTCTTGGCGTAAGAGAGCAGGGCTGACTCGTTTGTGAGCCTGCCCGCACCTCTGTATCGCTTACTTGCGGTAATTATTTTCTGTGTCGATTTCCAAAGAATATCTGCAACATGGTCCTCGCAGTTTCGGATTGCCTGCAAGCGCTTTCTGCTGTAATCGACAGAACGTTTTAATTCATCCATAGGCTATTAATGGGTTTGGTTGTAGTGCTTCCAATTATCCTTGTCGTCCACGTCATTGTTGTGATTCTTGTCCCATTTCTTGCCACTGCGGTTTGGCCTACCTGCCTTGCGACCACCGCCGGTGTTTATGTCGTTACCACCCTGCTGTTTATTGATTCGCGCAGTAGCCCTCTCCTCCTCGATAGCATTCTCTGTCTCATTATCCGCACGCTGAATATCCATAAGAAGGTCTTGCTGGTCCTCCTCTTTCTTCTCTCGTAAGATACGCTCCCACTCGGCATTCTTTGGGAAGTCAGGACAACGCTCCGATGCAGTCTGCTTCGATAGGAATCCGTTCTGAACGGCAGTTGCAAGATTTGTAAGAAGTTCCGTCTTGTTCTGATGTGTATAAGGCTCAATCCATGCATTGATATCGAGACCAACAATAGAAGCCGTCGCATTGTTTTCGTGGCCGATTCCAAACTTGGCAATTTCTACCAGCTTATCAAGGAATGGCTGCAACTTCTGAGAATCATTCATGGCGACCTCCAATGCAGGAGAATAGAGAAGCTTGATGGCTACACCTGGGAGGTCACCAGATTTCAACTCAGGTGGCTTTACTGTAAATGACAGCTCATAGATGAGGTCATACGACTTATTGAGCTGGGTCGCAAAAGCTTCTGATGCATCTGTTCCATTGAGGAATCCCGCATCGTTATCCTTGCTATTCATAGCGATAACCTTGGCGGCTCCAGTCATATCGTCGCCCGAAATGGTAATCTCCTCACCATCACCCTTTACGTAGAATACAGGGAAAGCGTACGCCTTGTTGTTCTCGCAAAGATACGAGAATGCCTCCTCGTAATCTTCGATGTTCTTCTGGACATTGGACCAGCATGGTCCCTCATCATTTCTGATGTATGCAACCGGAATTGAATTGAAGTGATGTTCTTTCTTTTCGGCAAGAGCATATCCGTTCATTCCGAACAATCCCTTAATGAGGTTCGCTGCCTTCTTAGTTATGCTCTTTTTACCAACATCATTTCTGAACCTATAATAATAGGTATCATCCCAGACCTCAACCCACTCAATCTGAGCGTTTCCGTCTTCATCCAAGTCGTAATACTTACGGGCGAATACAGAGAGTTCTCCTGTTATTGAATCGTAATGCGGGTAGAGATAGTCTCCATTCTTGAATGAAAGAACCTTAACTCCGAACTTTCCCTTATCGATATAGCCGACTGCGGCGGTTTCTGCAACGATCATGTAAGAGCTTACCGCTTCAAAGAACGCAATCTCCATATTGTGCATAAGCCATCCCTTCTTGAAGACATTGAGGTTCTTCTGGGATTCCTCTTCCTCTTCAAGCTCATCTGTGCTGTCTGCAAGCTCGAACTGAATGTCGTTTCCGGTTAGGTGTAAGGTGTGTTTTGTTGCGATAACCTGTTGGAAAGCAAATGCGCATCTTGTAATAGGCTGCAAGTAATAATGATTGCCGGTAGAAGGATCTTCCGGGTCCCAATCAGGATTCTCCTTGATTATATCCGGATACGCATTCTTGTCCCAGATTCTGTGTCCGCTTGTGAAGTACTCACGAAGGAAGTCGGACTGGGTTTTTACTCTCCATACACAAGGGTCGTAAGGCATATTCTGCATACTCCTATCACCAACCTTGTCGGAGAAAGTGCCATGACTCATGTATCCGTCAGGCTTAAGCTCGTAGAATGGCTTCTTTACGAGTATTTCTCTAAAATTTAAATTCTCCATAATCCTTTTACCTTTTTATGTTTCTTTTTTGTTAAACTGAATATCATTACGTAGAACCAAGACTCAAAGAAGTCAGGCGAGTGCCCGACATATTTCTTGGCAATCTTCTTAGGTAATAGCTTGAATCCCCTATCATCGCTATTCTCGTCACGCCGGAGCATCTTACGCTCCTTCTGAAGAATCTGTCTGAGAGGAACCTTGTCAAATCCGTTTCCTGAATACTTTCTTTCAAGCAGGGCCGAGTCGATGGAAATCTGCTTCTCCTTTATCATCTTATAGAATAACCACGCACACTGAGACTTCAAATCCTTATATAGGTATTTGATCCCTTCTTCTTCCTGATGATTCTGAGGTATAGGCGCTGCCTGGTTGTTAAATGGGACGGCATCCTTGAAGAATCCCTTGAAGTACTGACCTATGCCCTGCATGTCGTAAGTGAAGTTGCATTCCTCAACGCCCCACTCTCTCAGCTTAGCCTCAACTACAGAAACAAGTGTCTTAGGGTCCAGCCTCAGAACAACCAAGTCTTTGCAGTGCCATCCTTCCCAGAGCCACATCACGAAGTTGTCGCCGCCGGTGAAAGCAATATCGGCAGAAGCTCTGCGTTTTCCATCTCCTATTTGTTCTGCATTGTCGTAGATTTCATCAAGGTCTTCCATCTTGATCATGTCATCACCGGCGGCCTTCCAGTTCCAGTTGGCTTCCAGGTCTCGCATACGCTGCTCTTCGTCCTGCTGGGCAAGGTTGGCGATATATGAAGCATCGGTGGAGATAAGCTTGATATTCTCTGATACATCTGCACGGATGAATGTCGCAGACTTGATGAACATTTCGAGCTTTGTGTATCCAAGTTCCTCGTAGCTGTCCTTCCAAAGGCTATCAATGATGCCCTTGCACTGTTCGTATACCTCTTCTCTCGTGTTACCCCAGTAGATTGAGTCAGGCGTATCACCATCCATGAAGCAGTAGCGGATAACTCCATCTCGCTCCGGTATTATGTATCCATTCTCATCAACCCACCAGTCGATGAACTTTCGCACCCATGATTCCGGGTCAGGGTTACAGGTAATCCAGAATCGGTTTCGTATGTGAGCTGCGTTTCGGTTGTTGGTCAATAGGTACTTGAACTTCTTGTATGGACACTGAGTACCCTCATCGATGCAGACATAGGCATACTGGCGCCCCTGGAATCGTGTCTTGAAATCCTGATAGGCTCCTGCGTAGTACGAGAATTTGAGCCATCCTCCGTTGTCGAAGTTCCAGGTCATATCGTTCTGTGACTTATTGTAAGTTCCGAATTGGGAGAACAATTTGTAAGAGTCTGTCACTAAGGACTGCAAGTCGTCTTTTTCGTTACGAAGAATTGTTGCATGGAAATCTGGATTTTTGATATCCTTCAGAACTTCCATAAGGGAAGAGAAGGACTTGGAGTTGTGAGTGACGATAAAGTCCTCGACAACGAATAGTGAGTCCGGATTCTCAACGGCGATGCAACAGCAGTTTCGCTTGCCGACCGGCTTACAGCTGACAATCCTCCTCTCTAATTCCTTCTTTCTGTAATCGAATCGAACCTCCCATTTCTTGTTTGACTTCCTTTTTACGTAGCAAACAGAACCGAGACTATCAACCAGATACTTGAAATCGAATGCTTTCTTTCTTGTCTTGAAAGTCTTCTTCCAGTATTTTCCGGAAAATCTACCCGATGTTTCGATGATACGTCTTAAAGACTCAGTTCTCTCAGCGACAGAGGCTAGTCCGAACTTTTCATCAAACTCTACAGGTTTTACGCAGGGAATAGTGATGTCGTAGCCTTCGTTGATGTAACTAGCTATCTCACAGGCAAGATGTGGCATAAATCTCCTGTCGCCATCGATAGATACATTCCAGATATGGTCATCCGAGCATACTACACTCGATCCGTCAGATAGTTGAATTTCGTAGCAATCTCTATCAGGATAATCGATTCGACCTAATACTCTATGTCCCTTACCGTCATGTCCTATTACGGTGTCGCCATATTTAAGATGCTTGATTTTAATGAATCCTCTAGTTGTTAACACTCTCGTGTCTTCATCCAGAGGTCCACCTCGCGAGCCGCCAACTATCTTAATATCAGCATCAATAGACAGCATGCGCTCCTGACCGCCACGCTGAGCTATGATCTTCAACTTGTCGGGATGCTTCTTATCGGCGTCTCTTAATGATTGGATATACTCTTGAGTATAAATAGGCTCTCCGTTATCCAATTTTAATCCTGAAAATACTTCCTTTTGCATAAATATTCATTTAATACTGCAAAAATATACAATTTTTCTTGGATAATTGCATATTTATTCATATATTTGCAAAATAAAAGGTATATTTATACATTTTTTGAGGTGGAAGAACCGCTTCAGGATAACATTTTTAATCAAAAAACAACATGACAAGAGAAGAACTCTTAGCATTGGTCAACAAGGAACTCGGTAGTACCAAGTTGACAATTAGCGAGAAAACCATCAATGAAGAACTTGATGATGTACTCGAAGATTTTGGTGAAGACGAAGCTGCAAACGCCAAGTTGGTAACCAAGGTTACAAATCGCTTGAAACGCATGGACGGCAATCTCCATTCTGACGTTTCTCAGCAGGTTAAGGAATACAAGAAGAAGGCGAAAGAACGTCAGAAGGCAAAGGAAACTGAGCTTGACGAGGAAGAGCCGGAAAAAGACGAAATTCCTAACGAAGAGGATATGCCTGAGTGGGCAAAAAAGCTCATTGGCGAAGTCAAGAAGGAGCGTGAGGCGCGAGAGCAGAAGGAAGCAGCTGACGCAAAGAAGGCGTTGGTGAACTCCATTAAGGAAGGTCTTAAGGCTAAGTTTGAGAAAGCCAACATTCCTTTGAATTCGTTTTTCGTTAAGACAGCTTTGGATAAGCTTGAGATTCCTGATGGTGAAGCAGACATTAAGGATCTTGTCGGTAAGGCAGAGGTTCTTTACAATGCTGACCTCAAGGAAGCTGGTATCAATCCAGATACCAAGCCTCGAAGCGGAGGTGGCGGAGCCGGAGGAACCGGAACAGTAGACGAACACGAGTTCGATGACGTTGTAGCTATCAGATCTCGACACAAGCCAAAGGACGAATAACAATTAGTATTCAGGATAACAAATTTATTTATTGATTATGGGAACAGTTTCTCCTTATTACAGTGAAAGGATGAATGGTAGCGGCTTCTTGCCAGGTCGTTCCCTCATCCAGGCTCGTGGCGAAATCGGCGGTATCCGCTATGTATTCGTCAAGTTGATTGGCGCCGCAAAGGATGCTTTCCGTACTCCTACAACTGGTGGTAAGTTGCTCAACCCTTTCAAGGGTCCTGCAAAGATTTACGCCGGTGACTTCCTGGAGTATGATCCTGGCATCTATGGCAACGCAGGCGCAACTGTTAAGATTCTTAAGTCTTACCAGTGTGCAAAGAAGACCGGTGCTACTGACACAACTCTCCTTATTGTACGTGATGGCTATAAGCACATTCCATTCATTGGAGACAATATCATGGTAGCTCCTGACGCTCTCGATGGCACAGGCACAGCAGTTACGGTTACTGGTGTTGAGAAGACAACCGAGGCTGGCGCAGACGTATGGAAGCTTACTTTGTCAGCAACACTCGGTGTTGTAGCGAAGGATGCGATACTCGTTGAGGCAGCAGCTGCCGGCGACGCCCAGAAGCCTATGGTAACCAACCCTAACGGTTATGCTCAGTGCGACTACGACTTCCTGTTCACTCCTGGTGACGATTTCGAGGATGGTTCTCGCTACTTGCTTACTCCATTCCTTGCTAACGACGACACCGTTATGTACATCGACAGGATGTCTCCAATCCCTCCTGCAATCAAGGCTCTCAACAAGAGTCGCGTTAACGGATGGTTCCATCTCTAATTATTAACCTTAAAGATTGATTCAGGATTATGGCAAAATTTGATTTTAATAATTCGCGACTTGCCAAGTTCTTCGGTTCTCAGGAGAACACGGCATATTTGCAGAGTTTCCTTGATAAAAAGGAAATCTTCTTCACTAACTACGGTTGGTACAAGACACAGGGACACAACGCTTCGTTCCTGACAACTACCGACAACTATGGCTTGGCAACATTCAACGTTAAGGCTCGTAAGCTGAAGGCAGCTCCTATGGCTGACCTCCGTGCTCCTCTCGGCGATTCTAACCAGATGGATAAGAATGGACACAAGTGGTACACCGCTTCTATCCCTGACTTCATCACTCCTGGTTACGTTGAGACCGCAGTTGAGCGTTACGCACGCATCAAGCAGTTCGAGGAATTCGGTAACGATGCCGATATCTTGGCAGACTGGTGTGATGAGGTTCAGACCCGTATCGACTCTGTTGATGCGACAATGAACTTTATGACCGCTCAGTTGATGTCTACCGGTAAGATTGACTATTCCGGCATTGGTCGTGGTATCTCCACTCCACTACACAAGGCTATCGACCCTATCGAGTATGGCGACAACTTCATCAATGGTGGTGCTAAGAAGTGGGCTGACCCTGCTGCTACCATCCTTACCTACATGAAGGAGAAGGAGGCTAAGTATCGTGAGACCCGAGGCGGTTTCGACGGCGCTCTGAAGTGGCAGATGACTCGCAATACATTCTACAATGTATTCTTGAAGAACGCAGAGGTTCGCGAGCTTGTTACCAATTACCGCCAGCTGAACTACATTGCCTCTACCAATACAATGCCTATCAGCAAGGAACAGTTCATCCAGGCATTCGTTGACTTCGAGGGTGTATCTCCTATCGAGATCGTGACCGAGAAGGAGCGCAACCTTACTCATACAACCGATGAGTACAAGCAGGGTTGGTCTGACAACATCGTTGTTCTCCGTCCTGCCGGTGATGCTTGTGAGTTCGAGCGCACAGACAGTCTCGATCGTAAGTTGATTGAGTGTGCTGGTAACAAGGCTATCTCTACCGTGTTCGGTACAACTAACGATGGTCTCGGTCTGCTCATGAACTCAGTAGTTCCTAACGGTAAGTACATGGAGTGGCACACAGACATCATGTTCTCTGCTTGCCCAGCTCTCATCGACTTCCCAGACCATTGCATTATGGACATTACCAAGACTGATTAATTCCGGTCTTGGAACTATTAACGTAACTAGATTGTATGACTATGGATTCGGAGATGAACATTTACACTGTGAACGACTACCTTATTAATAAGGTGAAGTTCGAGATGCCGATGAAGGCTCTGCTTGGCATCATGCACGACAGGGAACTTGAAAACGGCATCGACCTCGAAGCCTGCGACAAGGACAAGGTAAGGCTTGCCTATGCCGACATGCTGAAATGGTTTGTTCTTGGTCCGAGCAAGGTGAACAACACCTCCGATTCCGATAACGGATGGACTCATTCGGGAGGTGGATATGATATGTCGGACAACGACAGGAGCGAGATGAAGGCAGAGGCTAACGCTATCTATGCAGAGCTGGAGCCTGATTCGATGCTCAAGAAGAAGTCCACCTTCCGTGTGACCTCCCACGGAGTAAAGAGGGCGAATTATTCTCCTTGGGGAGAACATCTCCCTCACATCATCAAATAAGGCGTATGGAAAAGGAAAACATCAGAAACCCAAGATACCCTCACATCATCAAGATCGTGAGGAAGGTCGTCGGAAAAGCCGACCCTGATGACCCGTTTGCCGATGATGATGCTCCAGTTGGTGAGGACAAGGAAATCATTCTCTATTATGGCGAAGGCCGCAGCTACACCGATACCACTACAGAGGGAGACAAGAACGTCGACCAGAACAAGAGGAAGGCATCGATTCCGGTCAGATATGACGAATGGGATGCTGACAGATGTCCTCTTGACGGCGACACCATCTACTCCACTGTCGGCAACAACACCGAGGTAGGTATGGTTAAGGACTGCGAACCGGATAATAACAGGACTGTTGTGTATTGGAATTTGACAAGGGTTTAGATTATGACAAGTTTATCAGGTCAGTTTTTACAGGTCGAGAAGAAAATCCGTCAGATGGCTGTAGCAAAGATGCAGCAGAAGATGGACCATGCGGCTGAAATGACAATGAAGGCTGCTGACAAGTCTCGAAACTATGATGACGTAACCGGTAACTTGTACAAGTCAACAGCCATCGGTACATATTACAACGGCTCATTGCAGTCGATTCATTATGCTCCAGGCCCAGAGCCAACCCGAGTAACCCTTGCTGCCGGAGAGAGATACAACCTCGATAAGTATTATCGCAGCTCATTCTCCTTCAAAGACAGCGGAAGGAGACCTTACAAGGGTGAATACGGAGAAGGTGGTGAATATGGTCCAAATGCGGCGTGGGATGAACTTGTTTCCAGGGAGCACAACAAAGGAAAGTACGATGCTACATGGCAGATGCTCCTTGTTGCCGGTGTGGATTACGCTAAGTTTGTCGAGGTTAAGAGAGGCCACGACGTGATTACCTCTCTTAGAGAATATTTGGTTAGATACTTTAGAACGATGTAAGATATGGTTAGTATTAAGACTCTATATTTCGATGTCGGCAATGCAATGAAGGGGATTTGCGACAAGCTCTACTCCCGGAGCCGACCAAAAGCAGTTGATACGAAAATCAACAGCTACATCGTGGTATACTTTCCATCTAGTATCTACAATAACGAGATGAACTCAAGTGGAGTTTACAATGATTTCACCACTACAGCTCAAATCGAATTGTATGTACGCGATAAAGCTTCAGCAAGAAATCCAAACACATTTGATGTTTCTAGCGTTGACGAGAAAGTCCAGGAGATTATGGACAGATTTCCAATCTCCACAAAAAATCTCATTGTTTCCAATCCTCGTATAACGCTACAGACAGACGACGGCGCAGGTTTTTCCGTGACGATCATACAGGGAAGGTTACGTACGAAATAAGTATTCAGGTATAACAATTTAAAATATTTTAGATTATGGCTATGACAACTATTGACAAGATGAAGGACATTTTCAATGGTCCTAAAACTCTGCTCTACTCAAAAGCTATTACCGATTTGAGCAAGGCTACAGTTGACATCACCCCAGAGGTTGAGCTTCCGGTTACCGTTGACTCGCTGAAGGCGACTATGGATGACCCAACCATCAACCACTACAAGGTTATCGGTCTTGCAGGCGACTGGGCAACTACCGCAGAGCTCGGCGACTTCAACGTAGAGTTCGTTGTTCCTTCAAAGGCAAAGGACTTGCTGACAATTATGTTCGGCGAGGATGCTATCACTGAGCTGACCAAAGTTACTCTGAAGGGTACAGGTGACGCTACCCTCGACGCTACTACCGGCTTTACGGGTATCGCTGTTGAGCCTAAGAAGTTCAAGATCAAGGGCACTATCGTTATCGTTGACGACGAGAAGGAGAACCTCATGGTTATTACCAACATCGCTCTCTACGCTACATTGCAGTGGGACAACTCCGGTACTGAGCCAGTTGCATTCAAGTTCTCCGGCTCCATCGAGGGTGCAGGTAAGCGTAGCATCGCTTGGCTTACTAAGGCTCCAGCTGCAAGTGGACCAGGCATTGGCGGTTAATCAAGTAAAGGCTTCTTTAGGTAATTAGATTCAGGATAACAAACCGTTGGGCGGCAGGCTAATCAACAGCCGTGCCGCCCTTCTTCATTTAATAGCATACAATCATGGCAGAAGAAAAGAAAATAGAGCAGCCTTCGGTGGATTTGCAGGAGTTGCTTGACAGCGTGCTGCACGACGAGCCTACCGAGTTCGTGTTCCGTGGCAAGAAGCACAAGCTCGGTTGGCTTCGCAAGGGAACCATGAGCAGGTGTTCCCATATCAGGGCAAAGGAGAAGAACGAATGGAAGCGCAACGTCAAGATTTGTGTCTGCATTCTCCTCAACAACATCTGGAAGATTCGATTCCTGTATTGGATCTACTGGCGTTGGCTCTACTACATCAAGGATGTGGACGTGGCCGAGGTGCTGAGAGTCCTCGATGTTTCTAAAAAAAAAATTCCATCGAACGCATTCTCACTGGCTACCATATTAGCGACCGGGATGACGGACGTGATGATGACGATGACGAGGAGCGAAGTAAAAGCTATCCAAGCAGAACAAGCTGGGGAGCAGCCTTCTCACTAGCGGAGAAGTTCGGTTTCCTCTTTCAGCGCAAGTACTTCATTGCAGCATACGACTACTGGTGGGGCTATTCATCGGCGCAGATCGACCTCATGGTTGCAGACCAGCCTCTTGTCGTCTATCCAAAGGCCAAGAAGGAAGGCGGTCCGAAGAAGCATACCAAGAAGGAGATGGATGACCTCTACGACAGGTGGATGGAGAAAAAGAAGAATGAGGGAAGCCTCGTTGGCAAGAAGATAAGTCTTGCTGATTACTTAAACAATAAACTCTAATTTAAAAATATTCAGGATATGGCAGGTGGAAATTTAGGTGACTTGTGGTTCCAACTTGGTGTCAAGGATAATACCTCCAAGGAGTTGCAGAAAATCATTGACAAGCTTAAGACTGGTGATGATGCTGCGAACGCGCTTCTTCGTGCCCTCCAGGGATTCGGGACAAAAAAGTCTGGATTTAAGGAGCAGGCAGAAAAAGCCAAAGAGTTTGCAGATGTTCTCAATGAGATAAACAGAAGAATTTCCAAACTCAAGAAAAACGAGAAAGGTGATGAAGCTAAAGATTTGCAGTTGGCGGTAAAAAACGCTCTCTCCTATCTCGATATGCTTCAAAGAATCAATATAGAGCGCAGCAAGATTTCAGAGCTACGCTCACTGAATCCTAATGTTGATACCTCGAAACTTAGGGAAGCCGAGCTGATGCTTGAGAATATCAATAATCAGCTTTTCAGATTGCAGAATAAAGCACAAGGCGGCGGAGGTGGCGGCGTAGATAGCGCAAAGGTTTTGCAGGATTATGCCAAGGTTCTTCAAATGACATTCCGTGATGTAAAGCAGATTACTGATCAGTTTAAAAAGGAGAACCCTCTTTCTGCCTTTTCCGGTGGAGCAGCAAAGGTTGAAGCTGACATTGCAAGAGTAACCGAAAAGCTCGCTAGGATGCGAGACCTTATGGCAGAGGGAGCCTTGAAGGGTTTCAATACTAACATGCTTGGTGGAAGTATTACCGAGCTTGACAAGATACTTGCCAGATTGCAGGCGGCATCTGGAAACAAATCTATCCTCACCGATGCTGCGCAGATGAAGAACCTTCTTTCCGATGTTGCTGTAGAAATGACGAAAGCCGCCGCCGCAACACAGGCATACGGACGAGAGAAGGGAAAAGTCATTGCGCAGGAGAGAGAGTTTGCGGCAGCTTCAAAGTTGAGCGCCAAGGATAATGATGCGGAACTTAAAGCTTTGTCTGATTATGCAAAGCGCTACATGGCATTGCAGGAGGCCAAGAGAAAGGCAGAAAAGCAAGCCTCTGATGAAAGGAAGAGACAATCTGCCGCCGAAGCCAGACGCATAGAAGCCGATACTGAAAGAATGTCTAGACTCTATGCTAAGATGTCGCTTGTAATCGGTAGAGGCGAACGCGCCGGCATGAGAGGCCTAGAGCTTGGAGTAAATACAAGTGCTTTAGAAAAAGCTCTTTCGGAAGCAACGGAGCTCAAAAGAAGAATAGAGGATGCTAATATTGCCCTTATGGGCAAGGGCGGCAGACCTTCCTATTCGTCGTATGCGGAGGAAGTGAACAGACTTTCATCAAGCCTTGCAAATGCTACCCAGGCACAAAGGGATTTGAACTCTGCACAAGATAAAGCTAATAGAAAGGAAGAAGCGCAAGCTACTAGGGATGCCGCAAAGGCAAAACGTGATGATGCTGCGGCAGAAAGACAACGCCAAAGAGAGATAGAAATTTCTACTCGAAGAATGGAAAAACTCGATGACGTGTTGGTAAGGCTTCGCAAGGAGTATGGAAATTCCGTTAAGCTACAGGTAGATACAACTCAGATTGAGACTAAAATAAAAGATATTGAAAATCAATTCAATTATCTAAAGTCAATATTGCAAAGGCTTGGAAGCAGAGATTCTACGGCACTTGGATTAATTACAAACGTTGGCGAACAACGGGAGGTTCAGCTTGCAAATAGAGTTGCTGATGCTCAAAGAGAAGCTAATCGAGAGGCGCAGCGCGGTATTGAACTAGAACAGAAACGTCAGCAGGAGATTGCTCAGTCTGCCGCAAAGGCACGAAACGATCTCGCAGCAGCATTCGCCGGAGCAAACGCTGAAGCGAAGAAGATGCAATCCATAGTCGGAGATATCAAGTCTCTCTTCTTACAGGGAGGTATTGTCTTTGGCGCACAGCAATTCTTTAATTCAATCGTACAGACAGGTGGCGAGATTGTTCAGCAGCATGTTGCGTTACGCTCCATCCTTGGTGATGTACAGAAGGCTGACGAGCTGTTCGCTCAGACACAGCAGCTTGCGTTGCAGTCTCCATTCAAGTTTGGAGAACTAAACAGAGATGTCAAGCAGTTGGCTGCATTCGGAGTAGAGGCAAACGACTTGTACGATACAACTAAGCGACTTGCGGATATAGCATCTGGTCTTGGCGTGGACTTCGGCCGATTGGGTCTTGCGTTCGGTCAGGTTAAGGCTCGCTCTTGGCTCGATGGTAAGGAGTTACGCCAGTTTGCTTACGCAGGACTCCCACTCTTGCAGAAGATAACGGAATTATATAATTCTGAAGGAAAGAACGGGCGCAAGAATTATACCCAGGCAGATGTCAAGAAGATGATTTCCGGAAGACAGGTAAGCTTCGAGGATGTTCAGAAGGTACTGTGGAAGATGACAGACGAGGGTGGCCAGTTCTACAATATGCAGCTCGTGTTGTCCGAAACACTGCTTGGTCGCTGGAATAAGCTTATCGACGCGTGGGATATTATGCTAGGTAAATTTGCAGAAGGAAAGAATGTCATAGGCGGTACGTTCTCGTTTATTATCAACCGAGTAACAGACTTAGTATTAGCTCTTGATAAACTATCCCCTGCTATGCTTTCTTTCGGAGCTATATTTGCTGCAAGGAAACTTGGACTGATGGCTTCCGGTAAGCTCGGATTGGGCTCAATAAACAAGAACTACACTCAGCAGATGAATGCTCAGCTGAGGACTTACGCTATCGAACAGCAGCAACTTGTCACAGAAGGTAAGATTACTCAACAGAAGGCGTTGCAGAATGTACAGGCAAGGGCATACTTGCTGTCTGATACCGCTTCAAGGGCGAATGCTATGTCTCGTCTTGCACTTGAAGGGAAGATGTCTGTTCTTCAGATGCAGAAAGCTGTCAAGGAAGGTCTTGTTACAAAAGAACTTATCAGACAGCTTGCCGTGATGGGGCAGATTACAGCAAGACAGGAGCAGATTATACTCGGAGGAACACGATTTGCCGCCGTAATGAATATGGGTATCTCTAAGATAGGTGGAGGAATTAAGTCTCTCTTTACGATGCTTGGCGGCTGGTGGGGACTTGCAATCGGTCTAGCTGTTCAGACATTCTCAAGCTACAGCAGTGATATGGATAGAATTTCTGAGAATGCGAAGGGGTTCAGGGATTCTGCATACAACAAGAAGAAAAACTACGAGGATGAGCTCGCAAATGAGAAGCCGGCAAACAGCGCGGACTTACAACAGCGAGTAAACTCAATGAAAGAGCTTCTTCGAAACAGCGGAGATTACACACAGACAATAGAAGATCAGATTACAAGGGCGAAGAATCTTAACGAGCAGTATGATATTCTCAATAAGGGAATAGTCGCCGCTCGTGACAACTCACAGCAGGAAGCAAACGACTCGGATGTTGTTGCTGGAGCACTTGGAGCTTCAGGTGGTTGGGGTTCCGGTAATCCTTTTGCAGACACGATGGAGGATGCTGTCGAAGACCTCAACGAGGCGGTTATCAAGTACCAGACGCTTTTATCTGGACTTGACGAAGATACAAAGTCGAGAATGGATAGCGTTGCTAATCAGTTCCTGAAGCCAGAGGAAAGAGCCATGTCTCTCGATGAGAAGATTCGTATTCTTGCAGAAAGAGGAGGCGCAAATTGGGATTCTTTCGTTTTGAAGTCAAGTAACGGAAGCAATGATATTGCAAATAGCATTTACAAAATAGGAATAAGGGCAAACAAGGTTAGTGATCAGATAAATGATATCGCTAAGAAGAATATTCCTAGAATCATTAACTTCCTTAAGAAGTCATTCAACCTATTCGGCGTAGATTTCTCGAAGTGGTGCAACAGGAATTCTTCACGCTTTGCGAGCATGATAGAAAGAATGCTCGATGCGTGCAAGGTGAATGTTCCTCAGATTCGTGAGTACTTGAAGTCTATCTTCTATCAGGAGGCTGGTGCAAAACAGCCAAAGAAAGCAGGTGGCGGCAAGGTCGAGAAACCAAAGACGCCTATGCAGCAAAGAGTCCGCAGAAATTTATCCAAGACAGGAAAGAGTAAAGCGAGGGTAGAAGCACAGGCGACTATGCTCGATTCTTATCTTGACGAAACTTCCGACTACAATACGGATAATAACCTGCAAACAGAGTTGCAGAACAGGTACAACGAGTATAAGAACCGCGAGAATAAGTTCAAACGCGGTAAGATATCTAAGGCACTTCGAGATGAGGCTTGGGAAAGCTACAATAGCTTGAATCAGGCGGCATGGGAAGGTCTCGGCTATAAATTCTATCCGCAAGACAAAAAGTCCAATAAGGTTCCGAAAGGAAGAAACGGGAATTCAGGTCGCAAAGAAGATATAGAGCTCAAGCGTTTACAGGAGCGTCTAAGCAGTCTTAAGTCTGCAAGGCAGATGTACCAGAAGTACAAGAGCATAATGTCTGATGAAGAGGCAAAGAAGAAGACTTACAATCTCTTCCCAGAGGTTACCGGTCTTAATCTTGATGACTATCAGAAGGCTGTCCATTCTCTCCTTGGAGGATTCAGTATAAACACCACCGAGAGAAAGAAGTTCCAAACTTCTATCTATCGCGAGGTTGCTGAGTGGCTCTTCGATGAGAAAGACAAGAAGGAGTACGAGAGAAAGGCAGCTGACTTCAATGAGTCCATGAACAAGCTGTCAGAACGTTGGGATTTGTACAAGAGCCTTCTCGAAAAGACAGGCAGCAAGTTCTTTGCTGAGTCCGCATGGATTGACGCTTTCCAGATGGATGACAAGACTCAATCTCTTATGGACGAGTATTACGCTCACTACCATGAGATATTCAATCTTCAGGATTCTCTCAGCATGACTGACGGAGAAGCTAAGGAAAAGCTTAAGCTGCCAAATCAGTACGAAGAGTGGAAGAAGATTACAGAACTACTCCGTGGTAATTACGTTAAGTCTTTGCAGGATGCTGCCGACATCATCGAGAAGACGGAAGATTATGAGGATAAAATCTTAAAGATAAGGGAGAAATACAACGAACTTATCAGCAAGACGAATGATCCTGGTATCAAGGCGAGATATGAGATTCAGAGAGACAAGGAGATTGGTCAGGTTAAACTTGACAAGTTCAAGAACTCTTCTGATTATCTCAACTTCTACGGAGCCATCGTATCTCTCGGTATGGATAAGGCTCAGGCTATCGGAGCAAGAATAAGGCAGAATATCAACGAGGCTCTGCAAAACGGAGCCATCGATGCGAGAGAGTACGCCAAGGAAATCAAGCAGCTTGATGAGCAGTTATCGAAGCTGACGAGTCCAAAGAAGACTTTCCTCAATGGAGGTCTAAAGGGAATGGCTGAACAGAAGATTTCTGATGCCAGCGAGCAGATGACAATCGCAGCAAGTAAAATTGCTGAAGGCAAGAAGGTTCGTGAACTTGGTCTCAAAATGGGAGACGAAAACTTCGTCAAGCGCGGTGATAGTATGATTGACAGTGGAAAGGCTATGATGAATGCTGCTGAGATTCTGTTTAAGGATGGAACAAAAGCAAAGGAGTCTCTTGATAAGTTTGCTAACGTAGTAAGTATTATCGACCAGAATGTCCAGGGAATGAGTGAAGCATTCAATGACATCAAAGAGACTGCTTCCCTTCTCGGAGCTGACACTGAGTCTGATGGATGGCAGGACGCTTCTGCGTTCTTCGAGACATTCTCCGGCATGTCAAGTTCGCTGTCAAAGGTGGTAACAAGCGCAGAGTCCGGCAACGTTGGTGGAATCCTTGCAGGTGTCACGGGCATATTTACCTCTCCTATCAAAGCCTTTGCTAAGGCTCACGATGCCAAGCTCGACAGACAGATAAAGCTTGCAGAGAGACAGCTGAATGAATTGAAGAACCTATCTAGCAATATCAGTTCCGTTATTGAAAAGACACTCGGTGGAATCTATTCTTACAATAGGTCTTCCGATGCGAATAAAAAGCTCAACGATGTCAAGAATGACTATAAGGCTTGGGATGCTTTTTCTAAGACCGATATTGGAAAGAATTTCTTTGGAGGTCACAACTTCAGTCACTACAGCAAGGAGACTTATGACGCTGTGATGAAGACAGAGACGAATCCTTCCGCATACGCAGATCAGCTCGCCCTACTCCACGCTCAGGAAGACGAGTTGAGAAAGCAGAGACAAGCTGAGGAGGACAAGAAAAAGACGGATAAGGATAAGATTGCCGACTACGATCAGCAAATCAAGGAGATGCAGTTGCAGATTAAGACGTTCGCACAGGACTTTCTGAAAGACGTTTACTCTATCGATATGAAGAGCTGGGGAAATCAGCTGACTGATACTGTTGTGAGCGCATGGACTAAGGGGGAAGATGCGGTTGAGGCTTACAAGAATAAGGTCAAGGAAATGGTTCGCGAAGTTACGAAGAATATTGTATCTCAGAAAATCATGGAGAAGGCACTTGAAAAACCTCTCGAATGGCTTACAGGTATCCTTGATGAAAAGGGTAAACTTGATGAGACCGACATGGACGATTTTGCGGACAAGCTCTACCAAGTTGGCGAAAATGTAGTTCCTCAGTTAACCGGTATCTTCGATGCTCTAAAGGAAAAGGGACTTGATTTGAGAGAAAACGGAAGTTCCTCTTTGACCAACTCGATAAAAGGCATTACCGAGGAGACAGGTGATCTTTTTGCATCCTATCTTAACGCGATTAGACTTGATGTCTCTGTAATTAGGGAAATGCAGGGCAAGTTCCTTCCTGAGATGAGCGAGATTTCAAAATCTCAGCTCACGCAGCTCAACCTTATTGCTCGGAATACCTTGCGCAATGCAGATGCAGCAGAGAGAATCGAGAAAATTTTCATTGAGTATAACGATAACTTCAACAGAGTTATCAATGGTACGAAATCTTTAAAAATGAAATAATTATGTTTGAAAAAAGAAATTTATCAGACAGAATGAAAAACGAGGCAGTTTCACTGGGTCTTTGCGCTCAGTGGACCGCCGAGTGGCACGACAACTCATCCAAGCATGAGATGGTCGAGAAGTTTGTTAAGGGTATCGACTTCTGTATCGGGAAGAACTGGCCTTCGACCAAAGATATGAAGAAGTACTTTGGTGATGTCATTCACGATCATGGTGTTTATGTTGACGAGAACGTTGACCTGCAAAATCCGAAGGTTGTCATCCTCAATGGAGAGTGTGTAGCAAATATCAACTATGACTGGATGGACAGTGGAGAGATATACGTAAGGCACAACTCTTCACTTTACCTGAAGGTTAAGGGATTCTCCAGGGTGTTTGTCAATCTGTTAGATGGTGCAGAGCTTCATGTTGAATGCGAAGATACCGCAAAGTGCTTCGTCTACCAATACGGAGGAACAGTCGTGAAAGCTACCGGACCAGTCAATATCAGGGATAGACACGATTTTAAGTTCAATTAACGCATATTTATACGTGTATTACTTGCATATTTATGCAATATTTTGTATATTTGCATTTATAAATAGTTGATTTAGGTATGAAAGATTATTTCAGGATATACATGCAGAAGGAAGGCGATGGGAACGAGGTGAAGGACTCCATCGCCGACTTCGGTATGTATGTTAGCGAGAATCCGTTCAAGCCATGCGATTCTGTCAAGGAACCTGCAAAAAGGGAGTGGCACGACGAGCATGGTGACGACGAGTATATCGGAAAGGATGGTCTCTATATGGCGGCCTACGAGAATAAGGTTAAGTTTATGTTCCACGGCGAGGCTTTCGGCGCTAACGAGAAATGTAAGGCTTTTATTGATTACATCCGCAAGTCAGGCATGATGAAGATGTATTGCGGCTTCAATAGAATCGGAAGACAGCATGTAAGACTTAAGGATATTGATCCAAACCTATATAGAGATCCGGATAACGAGGACTTGCTAGTTCTCTCTATCACTTTCAAGTTTAACGACCCTGTTACTGACATAAAGCCAATCATGGACGCACAGGGCAGTATTTCAAATTTAGGATAAAGACACATGAGTACTTGGAATATTTATCATAAGGATGGCTCGAAGCTGACAGACGTTAACGGAGAGCAGATAACCGTTCATGGATTGGAATACTCCGATTCTTGGATGGGTGAGTGCTTCGTGACTATCAATTTCAAGCATGAAGTGCCTATCAACTTTCAGATAGGCGACTATATTGCCTATCGTGGCGAGCGGTTTGAGCTCAACTACGAGCCGGGCAAGGATAAGCAGGCCAGACCCGACACATATGGAGAGGGCTTCGTATATGACAGCGTAAAGTTCAATGCATTGCAGGATGAGCTTGCCAGGGCAGAGTTCCTCGATGTGGTATTGAACGATAACGAGCTTCACTACACTGCCCTACCGAAATTTCCATTCTATGTACAGACTTTGGATGATTTGCTCGACAGAATCCAGGCATGCTTAAACGAGCAGATTGGTGCAGGTCTTTGGAAGATTTACTCCCGAAACAAGGAGCGTTCCGTGCAGCGTGGAGCCCTCGAAAGTGAGTGGTTGTCGGTTTATGGTGAGAAAACCGACGATAACGTCATCGAATCGATGTCCATTACAGTGGATTCGCAGACCTGTTGGCAGGCCCTTGCGCTTGTGAACGAGAAGTGGGACATAAACTTCATCGTCAGAGGAAGAAACATATATGTCGGTACTACCGGAATACAGGCAAACCATATCTTCAAGTATGGCATCGGTAATGGATTATATGAGATTGTTCAGAACGCTGATTCCGACCAGAGTGTCGTTACGAGATTGAGAGCTTATGGTTCCGAGAAGAATCTTCCTTCTCACTACTATGCGGACCTAGGTGTCAAGTACGTGGCGAACATCACGAAAGTCGTCGGGGCCAGCACGAATGTTACACTTGAACTGGACCTCGATTATATAGAGACATATTTCAAGAATCCGAGAAAGTATATTGTTTCTGGAGAAACTGGCGAACAGTCTTTCGGTTGGGTACTTAAGGTTACATTTGATTTCAAGACTGAGATTACCGGTTATGTAACACAGACATACGACTCTAAAAAATGTAGATTCTATTCTGAGCTGAAGGGAACACAGACTGACACCGGAGATGAGGAATCAAAGGAGAAGCTTGATGCGTTTATTGCGCAGGTCAAGGCCGGAAATACAAAGATGTATATCACGTCCGGTCTCAACAAGAAGGCTGTTCCTTCATCTATGAAGGAGTATGCAAAGAATCTTCCGAACAACATGTCCATCAATAGACTTATGTTGCCTGGATTCCCTCATGTATCGCTGAGTGATTTCTATAACTCACTCACGAATGAAGAGAAGAGGTACGTGAATCCTACCGGAAGACAACACAGATTCTCCACAGATCCACACAGGCCATACATCGATTCTATCAACATCGAGCAGATTGGTCTTCGTTCTGCATCGCAGTTCTTCGATACCGATGATAAGACGAATGGAGTTATTGAAATCTACCCTACTATCGAGGAGATGGAAATCGGTGGCGTACGTGTTGATGAGATTGATAAGGGTGTGGCTCCTGATGATGACGGAAGATTTGGCGATAATGAAACCGTAAAGAATGTTGATATCTATCTTAAAAAGGCTATCGACTTTGATATCAACGACTTAAAGGATGACGACTTCTCCATCTCGATGAAGGATGGTATGTGTGGCGGACGAACATTCAAGGTAGCATCCTCAACCAAGATTGATGGAAGATGGAGGCTTACTATTGAAAGAGTAAAGGACGACGCTCTTGAGCTGTGGTTTCCATACAAGGACTACCCTATCAAGAAAGGCGACCATTTCGTTCTTACCGGCATCACCCTTCCTGATTCGTATGTCAATGCTGCATCACTGAAGCTTCTCAAATACGCCATAGCATTCATTGACAAGAACGACTATACAAGGTACGTCTATCAGCCTAAGGTTGATGAGATTTTCATGGCAAGACAGCATGATCTTGCTGAAAAGGATACTACAGGAGTTATCAAGAGTCTTCATGATACGCTCAAAGCCGGAGACTTGATGGAGTTTGAAGATACTGACCTCAGAATTGGCGGTGTAATATCCATAGATCAGCTCACAATCAAGGAAGAAGATGGTAAGATTCCTACCTACGATATAACTCTTCGCGAGGATAAGGAGGTTGGAACTATACAGAAAATTCAGCAACAGATATCGTCGCTCCAAAGTGGAAATGGCGGAACAGGTGCAGGCTTGACAACTACCCAGGTCAAGAGTCAGGTTGCGACAGAGGGAAGTAAGCACTTCATCTCAAAGATAAACGATGACACCGCAAAAGGAACTATCACTTGGGAAAAGGTGCAGAAGTTCTTGCAGGGATTGCTTGTCGGTGGAGGCTCGTGGACTCCAGATGCAGAAGGTCGTTCGCACCTTATCACAGATTACTTGGAGGTAAGAATGAAGGCTATCTTCGAGGAGCTGGTCATCAATAAAACATCCACCATTGGCGGTAAGGAGATAATCTCTCCTGCTGGCGGTGTGGTGGCTCATAAGGTAGAAGAGGTTACTGGGACATATAATAATGTGTCACAGAAGGCTTATCGTTGCTATTTCTTAGCAGAGCAGGATGGTGATGAGGTAGATAATGATTTCGCTGTTGGCGACCAGGTGCGCTCG